TCAGGCGGGTAAGGATACCGGCACCGCATGAGTGCGATGTTGATCCTGTTCGAGACGGTCAAGGCAATCGAGGCTGATGGCCGATGGCGAGGTCGCGCCGGTGAGGGTCATGGTGACCTTCATATCCTCGGCAAATAAGCGCAGCAGATGCGCCACGCCCGCTTCGCCCGCCGCGGCCAGGGCATAAATATAGGCCCGCCCGAGCAGCACGCCCTTCGCGCCGAGGGCCAGCAGGCGAATGACGTCCACGCCGGAGCGCACCCCGGAATCAGCAAGCACCGTCAGATCGTCGCCGACCGCATCCACCACCCTTGGTAGCGCCCGGGCAGTGGGGATGGCGCCATCGAGCTGTCTGCCGCCATGATTCGACACCACAATGCCATCGGCGCCGAGGCGTACGGCATTGCGCGCATCGTCGGCATCGAGGATCCCTTTGATGATTAATTTCCCTTGCCAGCTGTCGCGGATCCACTCCAGATCGTGCCAGGCGATGGACGGGTCGAAGTTGTTGCTGATGAACCCCATGTAGTCGTCCATGGTCATTTTGTGGCCGGTGTAGGCTTCGATATTACCAAACGACAGGGGCCTGCCCGCCAGCCCGACGTTCATTGCCCAGCGTGGATGAGTACAGGCCTGGAGATACTGTCGCAGGGTGGCGTGCGGCCCGGACATGCCTGATCGATTATCCCGATACCGCGAGCCGGGGATCGGCATATCGACGGTGAATACCAGGGTTTTCATGCCGGCGGCCCACGCGCGCTCCAGCGCATTACGCATGTAGCCGCGATCTTTCAGCACGTACAGCTGGGACCAGAGCGCGCCGCTGGCCTGGCTCGCCACCTCTTCAATGGAGCAGACCGACACCGTGGACAGGGTGTACGGGATCCCGGCGCGGGAGGCGGCGCGGGCCGCCTGAACTTCGCCGCGGCGGGCGTACATCCCGGTGGCACCGACCGGCCCCAGCGCCACGGGCATCGCCCATGAGGCATCAAGGATCGTGGTGGCCAGCGTCGGTTCGCCCGCCCCGCACAGCACGCGCTGGCGAAGGGCTACCGAAGCAAGCTCGGTGGCGTTGGCGTTCATGGTATTTTCCGCCACCGCGCCACCGTCAATATAATCGAAAAGGAAGCGGGGCAGACGGCGACGAGCGGCTTCGCGATAATCGCTGGGGGCTGAAACAATCATTATTATGTCCTTATGTCTTTTAACCTAAGTGGATGTTCTGCAGGCAAAAAAACTATAGGCTTCTAAAAACCGGTGGGGAAATGAAATATTAGCATCCCAGCTATTCCCTGCTGGAATAATCTGGTTTTATCGCTGAGGCTGTTATTTCCTTTTTTTACTCTTCGGCGCGCGCGTTATTTTTATTTATTTCCGCGCAACGTGAAGCTGGCAAAATAAAGACCCGGTATGAGGCGACAGCGCTTTGCGCCATCGCCACCAGGGGGAAGGAGAGGTCAGCGCGGCGTCTGCGTTTTCCGGGAGGTGTAAAGAAGATGAATTTGAAATTGAGCTGGTGGTATCTTTTGCTAGCCTTTCTCTGGAGGACAGACGGAGCGACACCATGAAAGATAAAGATGAACAAACGGCATTGATTGGCATGGCCATCGGCGCGGCGGTCATTAGCTTAGTGGCTACACAGAAGCAGATTAATCAGGGGAGTATCGTGGATGAACTGGTGAGACTGGGCAGACAGAAGGGGGACGGGGTGGAAGATGAGGTTTTTGTTCAGGCCGCCCGCCTGGTCAGAAAAGGCACCTAGCCAACCGCGACCCTGCCTGGCAATCCATTTACCCGTTTCATCACAGTTTTCATTCCCTGGATCGCGGCCTGGCGAGCGGCGATTGTTGCTTTCTGAAAGCGTCACGGACTGGCGCTTTCTTATCCTGAACCACAGGCCCTGCGCCTTCTCGGCCTTGTTGGCCTTTAGGTGACGCTGTCACTTTTCCTTCTCCAGGCTGTGCGATAAACAGGAACCGGGTCATCTGCTATTGCATAAATCGGTATTAACTTTACCGGTTTGTTTTAAGTTATTGATATTATTTTAAAATTTTATCATGTTTTTAGTCTTGGGGGCATTATAGGGACATCTTTGCGAATTTGCTATCGAGTAGCCCGACCTGATCTTCGTCCATATCGCCAATCCATTTTGAATAAACGGTATAAACCATTTTGGCATTTTCATGCCCCATTTGGCTGGCAATGAACGAGGGATTTGCTCCGGCAGATAAAGACCAGCATGCATAGGTATGCCTTGACTGATAAGGGTCGCGGCTTCTCAAATTCGCAAGCATCATCCCTCTTTTCCAGCTGTAAGATATTGAACCTCGGGAATAGAACCCGGCCTTACTCTTCGATTGAGGTTTTGGGCGAAACACGAAGCGAAGAGCCTGCTGCTCAGATTTTCCTATCTCCCTGTGATGGAAAACGATATTAGTCGCGTCAAGATGACCAGTTAGCTCAAATTGTTCCCGTAATGCTTCGAGCGCTGGTTTTAGGAGAGTGATTGTACGGACACCAGCCTTAGTCTTTGGCGGGCAAAACGTTCCCTTTTGCGTGACGTTGCGGCTTACGTAAATCTTCCCGTTTTGGAGGTCTACATCCTCCCAGGCGAGCGCACAAATTTCACCGTGACGGAGTCCTGTAAAAATCGCAACCCGCCAAATTCTTGCGTGATATTCCGTAATTGCGTTAATAAATAGCTCATACTCATCTTGAAGCAATGGATCCGGAACGGTTTTTTCCTTTTTTAATGGACGAATATTCTCGTAAGCCGCATGGGATACAAACTTGCTCTGGTGGGCAAACTTGAGCATCAGACATAGCGCATTAATGCGAAAATTTACCGTACTAACGGCTCTGCCAGTCTTGTTCAGCCAAGGGGAATCATCGTGGATAACAGCGCCGTAAAGAAGCTCTCTACGGCAGGCCAGGATGTCGTGATGCTGGATATCCTTAATCAGCGTGTTTTTACCGATGATCCGAGTGAGGACCCTCAGCATTGATTTGAGATTGAAGTAGGATGATTCTGCAATCTCAAGCCTTTTATTTTCAAGGAAAAGATTGCAGAGGTCGTCAAATGTTTCTACCGGTTGAACCTCCACGCCAAATGTCTTCGATTTCGACTCAGGGAACCGACTTGCATATTCGAAAGTCCCCATTTGTATCTCGCCAGTTATTGCAGCTCTAAGATTTCCTGCTTTTTTGATGTTGGCATTGTTAACAGTCCATCCCTTGAGTGTTTCCCTGCAGCGTTTGCCGCGAAAGAGAAACCAAATCCTGATTTTTCCATTGTGAATTTCTACACCAGTAGGTAATGCCGTCATCATGCGTCCTGTACGAGCTGATTTATCTTGGGTAAGTTGTACCAAATGACAGCGCGCTCTTTGCATGCGCCTTCTGTCTGGGGAAGCCTTTTGAAATGGACGCCTTCGATCCATGATCCAAGTCGATAACTTTTTATCTGCCTTTGCGTGAGTCCAGTTCTCTCGGTCAGGCGAGATTCAACGATCCATTCTTCATTAAAAACGACCTGTGCCATAAACACCTCACAGGCGGCAGACCGAGTTTAAGCTGGCCTGCCGCGTCGAATTGATAATTCGATATCAGGAAACCTGACCGGGTAAATGCCGGAGCCGCCGGGCGCAGTTCATGGCCGTGGCCACGTAGCTGCAATTCCTATTAACGACCTCAACAGTGATTTTTGTGCCCTGAACCACGACGGTATAGGTCCGCTTCATTTTCTGCCTGCCATAATCGCCATAAAGCTCAACATGTTTTGCCAGTGCCGCATCGCACGCCTGGCGGCCCAGCGGTGATTGTTTGCTTCGGTTAATCAGTCGCATATTCACCTCACACAAAAACATCAACTGGATCGCCAGCTGCGTCCGCGTTGTCGTTCGCCTCCCGGCGGAGGCCGAGAACATAGCCAACGGGATCCCAACTAGACAGAATTGCATTGAGTTCTTTCTGGCTGTGCCAGGTTGTCAGGCGTTTTTTAAGCTCGGTGGCGCAGGCGAGCACGTTTGCCCGGGTGGGGCCGGCCATCTTCATGCATAAGCACAAAGTCAGAAGCAGATCCGAATATTCGTCGGCGGCTGCGCGCAATGCTGCCGGGTCGATGCTGGCTTCCAGCTCAGGTAATCGATGTTTAAGACTCATGCTGCACCGCCTTCAACGCGCTTGAACTCGATAACCCAAACCCAGGGGTTGGCATTCCAACTATCTGAGCCGTAGATTGATGCCCACAGGCGCGCGAACACATCAGCTACACAGTCGCCACTCATCATGTCGGCGGTACTGCACCCTTCGCGTACAGCATCGCCGTCACTGATACTCTTCAGCCGCTCAACCCGAACGTTGGTGATTTCCAGCAGAATGCGGCTGGCCCAGCGCGGCATGTGGATTGACGGGCGCCATGCTCCTTCGAACTTGTGCTCTTTGGTATGTGGTTTCCAGTAGGCGTCATCGGGAATAGACCACAGGCCGTAATCACCTGGTCTCTGCTCGCAGCTAGCGCGGTAAATCCTCGCAGCTGAGCGCTCATCCCCTTTGCAAAGGTTGCCTTCCCAGTCGACACAGCAGCCGTCTTCGTTGCCCAGGGTTGCCCATGTTTCACGCACCCAGATGCGGTCGCCGACGTCCCCGAACGGGCAAGCATCTCCAACAAGCCCACCCCAGCCGCCTTTTCCGTTCTGCATTTCTTCTTCGACATGAAGCATTGTTTTAAACACGTTGCTTGGCCACCAATGTCCACCACGGGGGCATGGTTCTGGTTGAGGTTTCATAATCCGCCGCGTCTGCGTCTTCCGGCCGTCGAGAATGGCCCACACCATCTCACCGTTAAAAATCATTCCGCGCTCAGTCATTCCAGGCCTCCAGCTCGTTCTGAATTTCGTCGTCGATTTCGTCGTTGGTGGCTTCTTCATTCAGGTAGTCGCGAGCTTCTTTGAGATAATGCTCTCGACGCCCGTCGTACCATACTGAGAACTCTGGCGACCAGCCATTCCTGTCACCCACATCAGCGAAAAAATCGTGCATTGCGTTGTTGTAGGCCAAGTTTTCAACCATGCAATACGCCGTAGTCAGTGCCGCCTCACGGATGTAACCGCGGAGATCGCGCTTGTGCCAGTAGGGGCTATATTTCGAATCGCAGCGCCCTTTGAATTCAACTTTCCAGCGGCGTATGCATCGTGCGTTAAGTGATTTGCTCATATCGTTACCGGGAGGGCGAACCCTCCCGCCTCCCTTAGCCCACGTATTCCGGTTTCATGTCGTCCAGGGTGATGCGGAACTGGTCATACAGTTCATCACCGAGGTGGCGTTTCGCGCCGTTGAGAATGCCTTCAGCTTTAGCGAACAGTTCGACGGCTTCCGGTTCTCCGGGATTAGGTAGAGAGTTGATCGCGGCCTCAACTTTGTTTCGGGCGTCTACCATGAAATAACGCTGCACGGCTTTACCTTTCAGCTCGGTGAAAAGAACAGTGCCCAACACAGCTTTCTCTTTATCCAAATCCGCCCTGATGGCTTTTGCTGCATCGACCGATTTGGCGCGCTCAATGCGGTCACGGAAATCATCTGCCAGGGAATCAATATTGAGAGCTGAATCCTGCGCGCTGGTGGTGATGTCTGTTCCGCTGGTGATCTCTGCCACAGACATTCTTTGCGCCGGCGTCGGGTTTATTTCTCGCTCGGTCCTTTGTTCAACCTCATCCGGGCTGTAAACACCCAGGATGACTTCCGGGCAATACAGCCGCGCCCAGTATTTGACGCCCAGATAAGCGATTTGCTGTTTCGGGTTAGAAACCCACAAAGGAGAATTACGTGTGACGACTCCAGAGAGATAAAGTGGCTCCCCCCAGGTGATTTCTGATTCACCGCGCAGAATCGCGCCGACCTGGACGAATAACCCGATTTCGTCCTCATCTGTCCAGCCTCGTACACGCTCGGTGACATTGTATTTCCCGTTTTTGCCGTGCTTTTCCCGGGTGACCTCTTGAGTCCTGGTGCAGCGCTCCCAGTCGCCGCCGTAACGATAGTGAAAGCGGCCATGAATGGCGCTTGAGCTGGCTATTACCGCATTGACCAATTGGGCTTCATACCCAAGCACACCGTTTACCAGATGCGTTTTTTGCGCTACTGCGTAGGGATTCATGCCCCATTGCATTGCCTGCATAACGATCGCCATGCAATCGGCTGGTTTACCCGCGAGGTGTGCAGGTACCGTCACCTGAGAATCTGCCATCAGGTTTGCAAATGCCGTTAGCTGGCCGAGCGCCTGCACGTTGAAGATGGCGTTACTGGCAGAAATGGTATTTGGAGCCTGTTGCTCAGTGGTAACAATATTGGTGTTTTCCATCGTCATATCCCCTTATGCCTGTACGCGCAGCGCTTCGAGACGGCGCACATCAAAATCGTTGAGTTCTTCGGCGTAATCCTCAGTGATTGGCGCCGGCCATTCGCCAGTGTCGAAACCGTTCGCGATGGCACGCATAGCTTTGCTGTATTCCAGCATGCCGAGTTCCAGCAGTTCTTCTGATGCCTCGATGATGGCGATCCAGTGGTAGTTCTCGTCTTTGTTGACGAATATCCAGAAGAACTGGTCAAGGGCTGCGGTTTCGCAGTACATAGCCGCGCTCAGGTGGTAATCGCGCTCGATAATTTCCCGGTGCAATTTGGCGCGCAGGCCTTCCTGCTTGATGTTCCACATGCTGATGGTTTTAAGGTCCGCACCGATGCGCAGGCCGCCCATGTCTATCTCAAGGTCAGGACGCACGCGAACTTCCAGCCCGGTTTCCTCATCAATGCCGAAATAGCTCGCCTCGACGGCACGGCTCGGGTGCGTCAATAACTTGCCGGCGGTCGGGTGATTCAACAGCGCTTTCTGAATGGCCAGTGCCGTAGCCAGCTGCTGGCGGGTAACCAGCATTTTTCCTTCCGGGTTCTCGCGCCATGCATCCAGCAGCTCGTCGGCAAACACGGCATCCGGTTTTACCGATTTCACAGCCTGAATCAGATCGGCCTTTGTGCCAGAGACTTTCAGCGGCTGCGCCTTCTGTGCTTCCTGAACAACCATGTCAGGATTAATAAGCGCCAGCTGTTCCAGTAAGGCATCGCGGCTGCCGCTGGTTTTAACAGTCGCTGGCAGGGTGGCGTTGTATTCTTTGATGCAGGCCTTCATTGCTGACGCGGTAAAGTTTTTATCGTCACCAACGATTCGCTTGAACTCGTCAGGTAATTCCAGATACGCAATGCCAATTGCATCTTTGTCGCCGCCCAGAGGTACAGGAGCGGGCAGGGTGGCGTTGTGCGCCTCCAACTGCGCCTTGATGTCGTCAGCACTCAACAGCGGCGGAAGCTCGGCGTTGTACTCGTCGATAAATGCGCGGATCGTCGCCGTCGTGGTGAAGGCGCCTTCCGGGATTTCCGGCTCTATACTGAATTCTTTTTCCAGCTGATCAGGCTGCAGCGCCAGTGCATGCACCAGATTGCCCATATCCAGAACAGGAGAGCGCACCTTCTGGATGGTTTTGGATACGTGGCGCGCCTCGAAAAACATGAGCGATACCCGCGCATCTTTAACCATCGTGGAGCTGATGCCGTTAGCGGCGTGGTAGACCTCATTTGGCACGCCTTCATATCGACCAGGCTCGAAATACTCCGGCCATGCTGGCGCTGCTTGTTCAGCCTCTTCCTCTTCATCGCTACGAGCACTCTCGGAAACCTGGCTTTTCAGCACTTCGGCGGTAAGATCCGGGCAGCGTTCAGCCAGTATTTTGCTCATGTTCACGGCAGTTGTTTGCGCAGGAGGCTCATCAGCGCCTTCGCCTGCTGATACCGCATTATCATTTTCGTTTTTGACCGGCTGAGCCGTTTCCATCTGCACATCGCTGGTGGTTTCCCTGGAATTAGCTGGATGTAATTTTTCTTCTGCAGCGCGCTGGCGCGCCTGGTCCACGATAGAAAGTGCTGGTGCTGGCTGGCTATCCATCAGACCATCAATCGAAAAAACACCATTGCCCATGTTTGAAACTTCAGGCTGTTTGGGTTTGGTTAGGTCTTCGGTTATCCACTTCGGATCCGTGGGGTCACTGATACCTTCGACATATTCGCCGCGTTCGGCGGCCAGAACCTGATTAGCGTCAGGGCGTTTCTTTTGAGCTTCTTTCACCAGTTCGGTGCCAATTACCTGAAAGTCAGTTGGGAGAGTTTCCAGGTCAGGCACACCTTCATCTCCATCGATAGCCTTTTTCACAGCGTCCAGAGTGACGGCGGCAGATGAAATATGCCCTGCCTTGGCAAGCGTTTCAGGGGAAGGGGCGTCATGCTTATGCTCAGTCAGATTTGCGTTGATGTAGCCACGCAACCGATCTGGAAAAGGAGTTATTCCGCTGGATGCTTCCCTGATCAGTGCAAAAATCGCCGCACGCGAATAATCCAGGATGCCAGGGGTTTTGCGCAGGGCAGCCGACCATTCCTTGAACGGACTTTCTTTCTTCTGAACGATCTCTTTGGCCCGGCGGTGAATTGATGCCGGGAAATTGTAGATATCGAAATCCATTGGCATTGTGGCCAGGGCTATTTCTACATCGAGCGTATCAAGGGTATGGGTGTAGTCGGGATTGCGATCGGTTTTATTACCGCCGCCAGCATTCGTACCTGCATCTGTTTTCATAACCGAAGAAATGCAGTTACCGGCAGCCCATTCCCTGGTGAGAATGCCGCGGTCGATCGCGTTAGTAGCGAACCACAGCTTTGCAAACTGGATACGCTTGCCGAGCTCATGCCGTTTCCCTTCGGGGAAGACTTTTTTATTGGCACTGGTGAATTTCCAGAGCGCCGGCATATCGTATTTTTTGATTTCAGGGATATTCTCGGCGGCCAGAATCAGATCCTGGACGGCTGCGTTATCAGTGTCCATTTCAAGAACTGACAGCTCCTGCCGGTGAGGCATGCTGATATGATAAACGTGGCGTTCTTCGGCCATATACTGCGCCAGCAGCTGAGTGCGAAAGGGGAGTTCTGCCACGTTAAAAAGCGCGCTTGAATCGTTCTGGTATTCATCGCTACCGAATGTTTCCACGGTCTCACCTTGTGCCGCGTCACCAGTAGTATTGGCATCAACCAGCTCGCCACTAACGGGCTCAGCGGATACTCCGGCATCATCGATGTGATGATCCGCAGGCGCCTGACCTGGCTTCAGAGCCCAGGTGCGGCCATCGTCGCCGAGCTGGTAGCGTTCGCACCATGAGTAATCGAGAACACCCTCCGCCGGCAGGTCATTGAATACCGGGAAATCGGTGCGAATTGGTTTTTGATAGTCTTTGCCGCGGCCTGTTTCGATCCCGGCGTCTTCCAGATCGACGTCGAGCTGCAGTAGGGCGCGAGCTTCTGATTTATTAGTGCGCCAGATTACGGCATCAGCTTTACCCGATTTTTGAGTCGCTTTTATCAGATAAAAATATTCCATGTGATAGCCTCTATTTTGGATGTAGAATCCCCCGGGCCATTGGTAGCGCCCATTCAGGGTTGTCATTGGTTTTGGTAATTTCCGGTGTAACTTTGGTCGGTGGCACCGGACGTACAGCCCGCTTCGGCGGGTTTACGTTAGCTCTCGTGCGCCATCTGGTCGTAAGAGGCGCAGCGTTCAGAGCAGTACTCTTTTTCTTTCCGTGCGAGCTGGTTCCCCTGGAGGTACAACAGGGTGCTTACCACTGGTTTTCCCTCGATTGCTTTGCGGCAGTAACCGCATTTCTTCTGCATTCTTCCCCCTACATTTGCACCGTGAACCCGGCCGGATGCTCGTCCAGTACACCTTTCAGCGGATAACATTCAGCTTTCACGTGTTGCTCTTCTGCAGCTGCCTTGCAGTCATTCTCAGTGTCGTAAACGCCGAGCAGGACATCCTGATTACCGCCCGTCAGCATGCTGACGGTGAGAACCAAGGCGAATAGGCTTCCAGTCATAAAGTACCTGTTAACCATTCGTAGGTTGCTGATTCAATGACGACTTCCTGATTGTCAGCGTCACATGGAGTTTCTTCTCCCTGAACCTCATAAATACAAAGCAGGTCTATAACCTGCACATCCCTATATTTTTTAACCATTAGAGAATCTCCCACAGCGCGCAGAAGAGCGCGATCCAGATGAAGAGCCCAATAACTGCCGAAATGACCATGGCTCGGATGCCTTGCTTACTCATTTCAACACCTCATTTATGCCTGTCTTTTAACCACTTCAGGCTCGGTGGTATGCTGGTAGTTCTCACACAGCCAGCAAGGAAATAAAAATGTCAAAACTGACAACGATGAAAGTTGCTTGCCCTGATTGCGGAAGCGAGATGCTCAAGCGTCCCGATGATTTCGACTTTGATACAAATTTTGTTGGCGTCAGTTGTGCCAACTGTGGTCGAGAAATCACTAAGGACGATGTCGTTAAGCAAGGGACGGATGTTGTCAAAAAGCAGGTTGACGACATCCTCAGGGATGCCTTCAAGGGAACGGGCTGGAAGCTCAAGTAACCCCAGTAGTTCCTCGACCTGATTGATTACTTCCGTGGCGTTTATTTCGAGTTCAATAGGCGCCACCTTTACCTTACTCATCTCACCCTCATTGCCTTATCGCCGGCCAGCGGAACGTTTAAACCTACTGCGCGTTGATCTCCCCACCTCATCCGGTGATTCGTATGCCGCCGGCAGCTACTTCGTGGGCTCCATGCCTGGGTGGTTCGTTGTGCGTCTTGGTGTAATTAGTAAAACACCGCTTTACTTACAGGTCAAGTAATAAGGTATAAAAAAGTACAGTGTTGCTTTACTTGCTAGCTAGGGAGATTTTGAAAAGGTGATAAGAGACAAAAAATCCCGAGGCTATGGTCGGGATCTGGTTCTTGTTTGGGCTCGAGGGGCTTGGCGGTAAAGCTGAGGGGGCAAGAAAAAACCCAGCATAGATACTGGGTTTTTAGGAAAAAGTTAAGATTCTCTGCTTAATACTAATCTGTTGCTTTACCTGGGATCGGGTTCTCAATAAAATCAACATATGGTAGAGGAACATTCCCATACCCCGATATCAACAAGAATTGTTCTAAGTATGCTTTAATATACGGGTAAACTAGTGTCGGAACTTGAGATCTAATCACCATTGATGATACAAGCGTCTGATCTACATCAGTATCTGATTTAAAGTCAAAATCATAGATTACATCAACCTCAACACTATCTTCGATATCAACTTGTATTTTATACCTTGCTCTAAATATTTTTGAGCTATTTTTATTGAGATACAGTTCATTATCTAATTTAAGATTAGCGTTGGTGTTTTTATTATCCTTTTTCCCTTTCTTAGGGCTTTCAGTCTGCTCCTTGGGGGTTAGTACTACCTTGTGTACTTTGCTTCCAATTGGTGTAATTTTCATAAAGTTATACGCTAAATTCTCAAGTTAGTAACATTCTATAGGTGCAACTGGAGACGCAGGATTAACTTTTATACTGCTAAAGGTATCCGTTACTTGCTGCTGAGTCGTTACTTCGAGCACGACACCCAGCGAAGCAATGCCACCGAAACCAGTGACTTCGGAAGGCTGTTTACACACATCGCTAAAAGCTATAGCTAAGGTTTCAACGCCAAATGAAACGGCAGACCATTCAACTTCATCAGAATTTTGGATCAAAATATCAGCAGGGATACCAAGGCCGTTATGCAGCCTTCTAATCATACTTAAGCTAAGTTTTCTCTTACCGCTCAGTACCTCTGAAACTTTTGAAGCGGATCCAAGATACTGTCTCATATCAGCATAAGTTAATCCCATTTGATCCATGCGGAACTTGATAGCCTCAATAGGGGTAGGCTTATCAATCGGATAGTGCGAATCTTCGTAGTGACCAATGAGAAGGCTCAACAGTTCAAACTCATCAAAATCATCAGTACCTTCCTTAAGGTCCGTGTCAGCAAGAGCCAAGAGCCTTGCCATCGCGACTTCATAGTCCTCGTGTGATTTGATAATCCGCCAAGTACCCATATCTATAAACTCCACCGGTCATACTCTGCATGAGTGCCTATCTTTTCTACAACAACAACTCCTGCTATATAAATTACTTGTACAACAAGACGATAGGTATTCCCTTTGATATCGAAAATGACCCTATTTTGAGGCCTGAAATCGACGTGGTTGAATCTATCTCTAATGTCTTGAGGTGTCTTCCAGTTTGCTCGACACACTTCGTCATACCACGCTTCAAGGGGACCTTTGGCCTGGTTATGCTTTCTTATAAATTTATGAAGCTCTTCTAATCCTCGGACCTTCATAGTTTGTATAAGTTCCCCTTTTGGGAAGTATAGAGGAAATTCCCATAAAGGGAATCTGTTGTTTTATCCATGAGTACTTACAAGCTTACTCGTTGTCAGTCTTAATCCGCCGCCCCATGTACTTCGCAAACAGCTCATCGAGTTCCTTCAGCCGCAACGACACAATCCGCAAAATGTTCTGTTGCTCTTCTTCAGGCAGCTGGCGATAGAGCTCCAGTAGGCGCTGTTCATCCGGCTTAAGTCCGTCTTTCTGACCAACATCTTCACCGAGTAGCCATGGTACTGAAACACCTGCTGCATCAGCGACTGCCAAGGCGGATTCTTTGCTGATTTTACCGGTTCGAAACCACCCGGTTACCGCTTGCTTACTGACATTAGCAACCTTGGCCATCTCAGTTTTTGAGAAGCCTTTGCCATTCAGTTCAGTCAGCCTGGAAATGAGGCTCTGGTTAGGATCTTTTTTATTCATGCATCGATTGTAAACAATAGCTTTACCAGTTGGTAGGCAGGTGGTTATTGACTTAAAAGTAAATTAATGCTTTACTTAACTCACTTAAGGAGGTCCTATGACTGGTATTGAAAATGCAATACTCCGATCTGGCTCGGCAAGTGCGCTTGGTGAGTTGATCGGCGTTTCAAAAATGGCCGTTTCGCTGTGGCGCCGCAAAGGCATCCCTGCCGAACGAGTTCTGTCAGTGTTTGAGGCTACAGGTGTCACTCCCCACGAACTACGGCCAGATCTATACCCAAACCCCACTGACGGTCTTCCGAAACAGGAGGCCGGATCATGCAAATAATGTCCTTTCAACAATATACCGGATTCAAGACCGGCGCTTTGATAAAGCGAAATCAGCCGATAGTGGCAGAGCACGACAACATTCGCTCCGCCGTTCGCGCCTGGGCTGCAGTTACAGGGCAGGATGTTGTTTCTGCTTATATCGTCGAGGAATGGCGACAGCAGGGCGGCGAGGAGATCGACTTTCCTGATGACATAAGCCGAGCCCGACAGAAGCTTTTTCGCTACCTGGACAACCCGGCTGAATCTGAGAGGTATCGCGAGAACGTGCGTCTTCTTATACCGGCGATCTTGGCCGTTCTCCCGCTGGAATACCGTCACCGTCTTTTGCCCGAAGACAATTTTATGTCCCGTCTGGCTCGTCTGGAAAAAGAAACCAGCGAAGCAAAGGTTGCCGTTGCTATGGGGGCACCACGCCATCAGAAGCTGAAAGAACTGAGCGAGGGAATTGTCGAGATGTTCCGGATAGACCCTGAGTTAACGGCGCCGCTGATGGCCATTGTCACTTCAATGCTAGGAGTGACGTGATGCTGGAATTCAGAAAGGTGAAAGCCGCGGTGCTGCAACACCTACGGCTTTCTTTGCGAATTAACTGGATCAATTCACAGGGGAAATTATGAACACGAACCAACTGAATTTCAATAACGGGGGCGCCCATGGCTAAAAATTCGATCGACGCGTACGGCGCCAGCGGTAAAAGCAACGTCCTGTTTTTCGAACCGGAAAACCTGCATCTGGTTACCGATACAACACACCCGCTGTACGACGAACGAGTACACCTACCGCTTAATGAAGCTGTGATCCTCAACATCATGGAGCTTGGGGTACTCGAACCGATTATCGTGTGGAAGGACCCAGAGACAGGGAAAACCTGCGTGGTTGCAGGTCGGCAGCGCGTAAAGAACGCTATGGAAGCAAACGCCAGGAGAAAGCGGGCAGGGCTGGAACCCTGGCCGGTACCCGGTATAGCTAAGCGCGGCTCGGCAATTCAAATGGCCAAATACATGGTCAGCGAAAACGAGATCACGCAACCAGATACCCCACTGGGCCGGGCAAAAAAAATGGTTCAGCAGATGGAATACGGTCATGACGAAAATGACATTGCCCTGCTTTTTGGCTGCAGCGTAAAAACGGTCCAGGCAACCGTGGCTCTACTGGATGCTACGCAGGCCGTCCAGGCAGCGGTTGAGGCTGGAAAAGTCACTGTCACTCAAGCTCGTCAGTTGGTCGATATGCCACCGGAAAAGCAACGGGAAACGGTCAAACAGTTAGAGGCAGCTGCAGAGGGTGTAACTGGCCACGAGAAAGCTCGCCGCCAGCGCGCTGTCCTCGGCGACACAAAGCCTCGTCTCAAATCCCGTAAGGAAATCACCCAGCAACTTCAAACCGCCAGCGGCGAATACGCAGCGGCTTTGCGCTGGGTGCTTGGTGATGAAAACACACCAGTTTAAGCAACAACGGGGTCTCTATGCGTGATTACGGCAAGGTGCATACATCATTTTGGATAAGCGATGGAATGCGCCGGGTATCGGATGATGCCAGGTTGCTGGCGCTGTACCTGCTCACCGGGCAACACACGAACATGATTGGGTGTTTCCGGCTGCCTGATGGATATGTTTCGGAAGACTTAGCCTGGACTCCTGAAAGGGTTTCGAAAGGGTTTGATGAGCTATCGGCTAACGGTTTCGCAACGCGCGATTCGTCATCGAAATGGGTGCTAATTCGTAACTTTCTGACCTGGAATTCAGTTGAAAACCCAAACCAGGGAATTGCAGCACTGCGTTTGTTTGATCAGGTCCCGGACACATCTACGGTTAAGCCAGAGCTGGCGCGGGTTTTAGCCTCGGCAATATCCCACATCGGCATCGCAAAACTAAAGGGTTCAGAAAGGGTTCTCGAACCGTTCCTTAACCAGGAACAGGATCAGGAGCAGGAACAGGATCAGGAAGAAGATAGTTCGGGGCATGGCTTCGCCACCCCCCCAGACGATCAGAACCAGGACGAAGGCGATAAACCTGATCCCCAAAAAATATACCCGAATGATTTCGAGCAGGTCTGGTCGGTTTATCCCAAGCGGGCAGGGGGAAACAGCAAGTCAGATGCTTTCAAAGCCTGGAATGCCCGAATCAGGGATGGAACCACTACGGCGGAAATCTTCGCAGGAGTGGTGCGTTACGCGGCTTTCGTTAAAGCCGAGGGAATCCTCGACACGCAGTACGTGAAACAGGCGAAAACGTTTTTTGGCCCTGGTATGCATTTCAGCGAACCGTGGGCGATTCAGCAGGCGCCACGCGCACGAGATCCCAATCAGATTTCGGAACCTGACAAAACCATCCCATCGGGATTCAGGGGGTAGCGATGAAAAACATGATTGGTACCGGGAATGCACTGGAGCGACTGAAAAAACTCATTCCCCCTGGCGTTCAGCCAAAATTCGGCAACGTTGATGAATGGCGTGCCTGGCAAGCCGAAGAAGGCCGTAAGCGCTGTGAGGAACTGGAAAAACAAAACCAGCGCGCACGTGCAGAGAAAATCTTTGGACGTGCAGGAATTCAGGATCTGCACCGCGGCTGCACATTCGCGAACTATCAGGTTGAGTCGAATGGCCAGCGTCGGGCGCTCTCGATGGCGAAAAGTTATGCGCAGCATTTCGGCTCTGGGTTTGCGAGTTTCGTATTCAGCGGAGCGCCGGGCACCGGGAAAAACCATCTGGCGGCAGCAATCGGAAATCACCTGCTGGCTGGTGGCCGCTCTGTGCTGGTGGTAACCATTCCGGATCTTATGCTGCGTGTTCGGGAATGTTATGACGGCGGGCAGTCAGAGGCGTCCTTACTGGACGATTTGTGTCATGTGGACCTGCTTATTCTGGATGAGGTGGGTATTCAGCGCGGAAGCAGCGGTGAAAAAGTCATCCTGAATCAGGTTATCGATCGCCGGCTGTCCTCCATGCGACCTGTCGGCATCCTAACCAACCTGAACTATGAATCGCTGAAGGAAACACTGGGTATGCGGATCCTTGACCGTCTCCAGATGGACGGCGGCATGTGGGTGAATTTTGAATGGGACAGCTATCGCAAAAACGTGCGCCATTTGCGCGTTGTTAAGTGAGGTATGTATGGCAAGAGCATTGTCAGCAGTTGAGCGCAGAGAGTACGTCTACGCAGTGATTCGGATCACCAGGCATCAGGGGCGACTCACGACCGCCGAGGCAATGAACAAACTGGGCCTGAGCCGCGCTACTGTCCAACGGTATTTTTCCGAAGCAGAAGCGACCGGCGAGGTTGTCCGGCATGGTCGTTTGGGGCTTTTCCGCGATCAGCGGGCCGTCATCGACTTTGACATGAAGCGTTTTGGCCTGGTGCCGAAAGTTGCTGTTGGGATGAATTACAGCCTGCTTGGCAGCCCCGTTTTTCAGCGAGTGTTAGATGTTCAGGAGGCTATTCATGGCAACTCAATTTGAAAACGGATTAACACTGAGTCAGCTTGCAGAACGTAACGCTGAGTTGGTTACGGAAGTCGAAAAATTACGTGCCGAACGCGACGCGTCATTGAATGAAGAGCGCGTATGGGAAAAAACCATGATGGAAGTCTGCGGCGAGGATGGCCCGGCGTCGTTCGCGGCGGTGATTAAGGCGCTGGCTGTTGAGAATGTGGCGCTGAAGAATGTTTTTATCCAGAAGAAAATCCCATCCGAAGCAGTCGATGCATTCTTGGAAACCGCAGTAATGGATCATGACTGGAATGAAACCTCCGAGTGGTCATGGGTTGAAAACGAAACAGAGGTTATCCACGCCGTTCTGGATGCACTTAAGCCTGAAACCCCCGCCACCGATGCCTACCTGGCCGGGATTAAGGCTGATGCGATTACCGCTTCTTTGGATGCTTGCTCTGACTATCTTGAAACTGACTGTGTTATGGACAGGCTTGATATCAGCTACGAAGAAGCCGAAAAACGTACGTCAGGAGCAATTGAGTTTCATGATGCGATCGTCGCTTTTGTCAATCGGCTGCGCGAGGGTGCCAAATGACCGAGCAAACCATCCTCGACATGTGCTGTGGCTCCCGCATGTTCTGGTTCAACAAACGAGATACTCGCGCGGTATTCGCTGACATTCGAGCCGAAGAGCACAAGCTGTGCGACGGCCGCCGTCTGGTTATCAGTCCTGACCTCGTTGCTGACTTCCGTGCGCTGCCGTTCGCTGATGCCTCATTTCCGGTTGTTGTGTTTGACCCGCCACATCTTGAGCGCGTCGGCCAGACCGCGTGGATGGGCAAAAAGTACGGGCGCCTGAACAAAAAAACATGGCGTGCCGACATTCGCGCAGGATTCAAAGAGGCGTTTTGCGTACTGCGGCCACATGGTGTGCTCATATTCAAATGGAATGAAACCCAAATCCCCGTTAGCCTAATTATAGCTTTAACAGACGAGAAACCGGCGATCGGCCAGCGCACCGGGAAGAACGATAAAACCCACTGGATCATCTTCGTGAAGGGAGCTGCGGTATGAAAATTAAATGCATCAAAGACACAGAGGGATACTGGACTGAAGGTGAAATGTATCCGGCCCGTGTAGTTGCTGGCGGTTTTGTTCAAGTTGGCGACGATGACGATCCTAATGGCGAAGGTTGGAGCGCTGCACCAATGGAATATCGTGAAGATGGTTCGATCGTTTATCAGGTCGGTGGGATTGAGGGTGATGTGTTGTTCGAGGAGGCCAGCCATGACTGATATCACCGAGCTTACTAGCGTACAAAAAAACGCAAATATTCACCGTTTATCTAGGCTCATTGCATATGCATCTAACGACGAATTGCGGCAAACGGCTGTTGAAGTTGAGCATTACACGGATCAGCTCATAGAGGCGCTGGAGAAGGCGCAGCAGCGTAACGCCAAGCTGGAGTCTTCTGGTACCGCTCCCGGCATATTGCGCTGCACTGAGTGCTCGTTCGTTCAGACGAAAAACATCATCAGCGTTACAGCAGACACAATTACAACTGTCGAAATCGAACCGGAGCCATGCCCAAATGGTTGTGGGCAGCTTCAGCCTGTCACCTGGAAAGCGCTGGCCATCCAACTCATGTTCACCACTAAACAGGGTCTTTCGGATTTGCTGGAAGCTAAGAAGCGCATAGCAGAGCTGGAGCGCGAACAGGAGCATCTTCGCCCGGTAGGTGTGATGAGCGAGAAGGCATTTCACCGTCTTGAAAACAGTGAATCTCGCTTTATTGCGTTGTGGCCGCGCCCCGGCATCTTTTTGCCACGCAAGCGCCCCGAGGATGGCGTGATCGTTTATGCGCGTATAGCTGCCGCCGCTGGCATCAAGGTGGAGGCTGAGTGATGGGCAAACCACTAAACAAACGCGAACGCGAGTTTTTAAAGCCAGCAATTGTCCACGGCTGGGAAATCGAAATTAGCCCATTACGTAAAACGGCTTTATGGGATGGCGACTCTCTCCTTCCAGTTAGAGTCGGCACCATGGCTGAAAGCCTGATAAAGCGCGGCTATCTTGAGCGAATTTCTATGGGATTCGGCAGGGACATTATCCGAGCGACGGAAAAGGCTAAAAATTTACGTTGTTACCGTTGCTCGTATGGCAGGACTATCAAATACGGTCAGCAAGCGGGCCCATGCCCGCATTGTGACGGCGGAATCAAGCCAGAAGGAGCCAACCAATGACCAGCAAATTAACCAGAGATCAGCTTCGGGAGCGCGCCCAACTCAAAGCAAAAAATCTGACTTATGCAAATTCACAGAGTGCATTCGCCGGTGTTCGCAGCGAGTTGGAGGAAGAGCTTCAGTTCTTGCAATGTGCGTTAGCATGTCTGGAAGGAGTGAACAGCGAGCCGGCGCCGGTAGTGCCGGAGAAATGCCCAGCAGAAATTCGCTACCTGATAGCTTCGCATTCTGATGCGCTTTTCAACGACGATGATGCACAGGAAATCTGGAACGCCTGCCTCGCAGCCATGCACCAGGTTGGCAACTCTCCGGCGCAATCCGTTTGCTACCTGGCGCAAAACCACGTTTCTCCGGAGCAAAACGGCGACACTCCAGCGCAAAGCCAGGGATGGATTCCGTTAAGTGAGCAGATGCCGCCAAGTCGTCATGAGGTTTTGGTCGGGCGTTGGTGGGGAGAGAAGCCGCGGTGGTGTTGCAAATGGGCAACGTATATCCCTAGCCACCCCGATGCGCAGAGTAGCGGCTGGTTGATCCCCGGCGCGTCATGGACGCCAACTCACTGGATGCCGCTGCCGGCAGCGCCCCGCAGGAGGTGAGTCATGGCTGAGTTACGCGCGGGAGGTATGGCATTGATCATTGATAGCGCCACATCTGAGGAGATTGGCCGAGGTGTGCAAGCCGTGAGCCTCATACCTGTTCGCGGTTCATTCACATCACCGCACGGAAGGCCATCAAACAACGGTGGCGATATTCCGGCATGGCTGGTAACGGGAAACGTTGTTGCGAAATTAGGCAAAGAGTCACCGCAATGGGCCGGGAATGGCTGGGCGCTTTACCCGCCGCAGTACCTGATGCCAATCGATGGCGACGACTTCAGCAATGAGGGTGAACGACAGAAGGAGAGGAGCATGCCTAAATCCCCAGCAGAACGCAAAGCCACGCAACGGCAAAGTAAAAAACGCAAACACGCTATTTGCTATCAACAAATCTAAGGTTTGTTATTTATGGAAATTTGGTGCAAAACGAGTGGATGTATGATATTACGTCAACTAAAATTAGCACATAAATAAACGGCATTTGGTTTATTAAGGAATATTGTATGAAATTCACTGGGTTACAGTCTTCTTCGCTGCCCGACACGTCTGACTCTGTCAAGGAGTGTGTGAATCTCGGGCAATGGATGCTTTTCAAGTCAGCTTCTTCTCAGGCTGGAGCTTGCTTCTTTCTGAAGACAGGAAAGGAGATTTTTGCTTTAAATGAAAGAGGCAAGATCCTTAATACAACACCTGTTTCAGAAACAGTTGAAATGAGTGAAGTTTTTTACTTCTGTGATTTACCTAAGCCTGAATCATTAAGTAATGCGGCTCTATCTGTTTGTCGATAATTTTTTTGTATGTTTGGGGCATTTTATGAGCTTAAGGTCAGAGCGCACAAAATGGGTTATGTTTCTGCCATGTTCGAATTCATCCGCTGAGCCCCGGCACGTCCTTGACCTGGTTTTTGGTGTTTTATGTCTGGAACGTGCAGGAATTCAGCCGCAAGATATTTTCATCTACATTGACAGTCCCACTCAGTGCATGGATAGTTTTTTTAATCTTGGATCAACGCATCAATACATATCACGGCCAACTACGGATTTTTTCAGTGATCTGCTTGATAACTCATATGATAATTTGGTGATGTTTATTAGTGGCCATGGAAGTCCATTTGGTTTAGATGCACCAAAACCAATAACACCAAATCAATTGATTACATCTCTAAAGTCAACGCCTGTTCTAAAAAATGCAGTCATCTATCTAGGCCAATGTTATGCTGGAACCTTTAATTTTGTTAATGCAGGGAAGGCTAAGGGTGAGATTCTTGATATTATCTTGGTAGGAGCCACCAACCTTCATCAGAGTTTAAGTACTGGTACATCTGAACAGTTTTCCGCTCCTGGAATTAAACTTCCCTGGATGGCAAATGTCTTTCTCCTGCATGTTTTTAAATGGATGTCTTCACCTCAGGACATTGATGGTGATGGAATTTATACGATTATGGACTCATATAAATATGCGGGCGTGTATACTAATGATGCAAATAAACAAGTCAAAACAAATGGCTTCATCAGTATAATTGATATGCTTAATGATTTTATTGGCGCTAGAGAGTTAGCAAAAGTTGAGCATGAAGATGAGCAGGTCAATATCGATAACAAAGTGGATTGCCAGGCAAAATATGAAATGTATATTAACCGGCTAGCACTTCATCATGTGCATCAGGAATGTTGGATATTAAACTCCAGGCCTGCGCAGTTGATTGAGTTCTGAGTTGTTCTTACTGGCCCGCTTCAGCGGTTTTTTTCTGGTCGCTCTCTATTGTTAAGGGGTAATGTGCAGGAATATGCCAAATGCGAAATGTGCATGATGGCTAAATCAGAAGCAGAGCGCCAAGCCGTCAAGTGTCCAAGCTTTGTTCGACCAATCCACTGGCGAAGAGACGAAAAATCTATTGCTTTAGCGACGACCCTTACTCAATTTATGTGTGCTTAGGGGAGCATATAAAGATATAATGGGTGTCATTTAGCACACAACTGGAGGCGTTAAAATGAATCCATGGGGTCCTATAATTGCGGCCATGATTGCGGGGTTTATAGCGTTCATTGGCATGATAATAACTAAGGAAAATAAAGTCTCAGAATTTAGGCAAGCATGGATAAATGATTTTAGGGAAGAAATTTCATATTTAATTGAAGCATATAAAAAATGGACCCTTAACAATAACCTCTACCAGTCTCATTTAGGTGTCTCTTATCTTCATATGGTCGATGAGGTATTGGCTAAATCATATAGAGATAAATCGCAGTGGTATGAGCAAACATTGTCAGATGCAATTAATGAGATGGAAAGATATAAGGGTAGAATAAAGCTTAGGCTAAATTCAGATGTCAATCGAAGAAAAGAACCTGAAATCCGTCTAGACGCCTTACTTGATAAACTTAACTCTACAGAAGATTTGACTCTTGCCGATAAATTATCAAAAGATATTTATCTTAACTCTTCTTTAATTTTAAGCACAGAATGGAAAGTAGTTAAAAAAGGGGAGGAGTCATACGTCAAGTCAAAAAAGTTTCTTCTACATTTCGCGATTTTTGTTTGCCTCATCGGAGGCGTCGGTTTTTGTTTTCATCTTGAGGGTGCAATGAGGTGGATAATGAATAACCCACAGCCTTTAATAAAACATTAGCAATCCATTATAAACCTGCTTGAGCAGGTTTTTTCTTGTAAATAATGTTTTGTTGGATAAGTCATGTTTTGAATAAGCATCCTGCAATCGGTTGTTGCTATCATGCAATAACCATTATTCCTAGCATACCTGCCTTCATCATTTTATTAACCCATGGATTATAGGGGTTGCTTCTGCAGCCTGGTCACCGTAGTCACACTACATCAGTGAAACTTCGAACAAATATTCCACCCCGCACATCGCCGTTTCGGCAATCGAACTACTGTTATAATCGGTTGTCTATTTTCATTGGGCGTTGCTCCAGCTCGAACGCCGAGCTGAGACAGAACTTTTGCGGCCTTCATACTCTTCCTCCGAATGACCACTCCATTGAATAGACGTATCAGGGGGTTGTTCGGGCTTGATTACCAGGCTAACTTCTGCGTGAGCTGCGGAATCAGTCTGTGGAGATTCACAGCAAGGTCGAGCCAAAGGCACCTCAGTAAATTCTCTATGCAATACAACCCGCTACGGCGGGTTTTCTTTTTTGTCCTGGTAAATAGGGGGTTGCACATTACAAAAAATGTGCATCCTATGGCTAGATAGTTTTTTATGCCACACCAATACATCTGGAATTAACTAAATTCTGAAATTGGCCCTTTCCCTTTGCTTGAGTGAAATAGGGGCTTGTACGATACACAAAATATGCCGTCGACAACCGCGCAAAGCTTTTAACTCCGCTAGCCATGAAAGTTAAACAAAACTCCCAAACTTTCAATTTTGATAATCTCTTTTGAAAATAGGGGCTTGTAGGGCGATCTTCATCTGTCATCATATCCCTCGTACCGTGTAATTTTCACATGTAAGTGATTCAACATTAATTTATACTGTATAAAAACACAGTATATGATTTTGCTTCCGGGAGGTAGGGATGCGCAGTGAGAGTGACGAGTATTACGATCTGGTTAAACGTTCTACAGGTGAAATTGTGGGCAGTATCAGGGCGGCTGGCCGAGCCCTGGTGTACACGGCTAGCGGGATTACTTCTATGCGACCGCTACTTGAGGACGAGGGAATATTTAATCTCAATACAATGACCAGTTTTCTGCATCGCCTCGGCTACCGAGTTATCCCACCTTCTGATAATATGTAATCAACGGCCTGAACAACCGTTAACCTACTGCGCCACGGAGATAAACCATGGCGCAATTGCACTTAGTTAAACAGTCCCAAGGAATCCTGATCCCTGCAACGCAGGAGACCAGCGATTTTCTACAATCAAAATGCAAGCTCGGCGCCGTTCTGGAAGCCGACTATAAGCTTGTCCGCAATCCGGCGTTTCATCGTCGCTACTTCGCTTTACTCAATCTTGGCTTCGAATACTGGGAACCTACCGGCGGGGCGATTTCGTCTAACGAACGTAGGCTTATCACCGGTTACGCCAGATACCTTGCAGCATATGGCGGGAGTGAATCGGCATTGCTTGATGCCGCTGAGCAATACCTCGACCGTATAGCCGAGAAGCGCGCTGGCAGCATCAGCATCTGCAAATCTTTCGACGCTTACCGGGCGTGGGTCATTGTTGAAGCTGGCCACTATGACGCCATACAGCTGCCGGACGGTACGCTGAAAAAACACCCTCGCAGCATTTCATTCGCCAGCATGGACGAATGCGAATTTCAGGAACTGTACAAAGCCTCGCTGGATGTTCTCTGGCGGTGGATCCTCTCTCGTTCGTTCAACAGCCCACTGGAAGTCGAGAACGCCGCAAACCAGCTTTTAAGCTTCGCGGGGTGATGACTATGAAACGCTCATGGTTTCACCATCAGGAATGCACAACGCACCAGGCCGACGAACTGATGGCGAGATATCGCCAGCGGGGCGTAAAGGTCGAACGAAGCTTAAACCCTGACTTTGTGACATGGACCGTCAGCGCGCAGCTGGTGGAGGACAAAAATCCGCCACGGCCAGACTCTCGCTGGCGCAACAGGATGTGGGGGTGAGTATGGCGAATCTACGCAAAGCGGCGCGTGGCCGCGAATGTACCGTGCGGATACCCGGGTACTGCAACGGCAACCCGGAAACCAGTGTACTGGCGCATTACCGGCTGGCGGGGACGTGCGGTACCGGATGTAAGCCGGACGACACCCAGGCAGCCATAGCATGCAATGGCTGCCATGACCTGATCGACGGCAGAAAGAAAACCAACGACTTTACCCATGAGGAACTGCGCCTGATGCATGCGGAAGGCGTGCTCAGAACATTGGCTATATGGAAAAAAGAGGGGTTACTGAAAGCATGAAACTCGAAGCATCCTTAAAACATTTCAGCCCTCAGGGTATGCACATCAGCGACGATGTTAAAAGCACATCACCTGACTGTCTCAACGGTACGGATGTTATGGCTGGTATTGGGGTGACAAGCAGCAGGGCAAGGTTCGGACTGGCAGCGTTCTTTGGAAAGACTGGCATCAGCAAGACAGATGAGCAGTTGGCCGTCCAGGCGCTAGCGCGGTATGCGATTGAAACCGCAACGAAGAACGTACGCAAAACAGCGGGTAAAGAGCTGGGGCGCTGCTGCCTGATTTTAGCGCAGTTTGCTTTTGCGGAGTATTCCCGGTCCGCGCAAACAACGGGAGTCTGCAAGGTATGCAGTGGCACCGGAAAGATTGAAACCACTACCACGGAACGCAAAGTTTCTAATCCGTGGGGCAAAGCACCATATTGGGCTAAAAAATCCCGTGCTGTCCGTCCTTCCGACTGGGATAAGTGGACTGAAGTAACAGCCAGCATAAGCGCTAAATGTGAAGCCTGTGACGGTAAGGGGAAAATAAATGCTCGCTGCCGCTGTGGTGGTTCTGGCCGGGTTCTGGACCGCAAAGCGACAAAAGAGCAGGGAGCACCGGTTTATAAAATCTGTGAGCGCTGTTCGGGGAATGGCTTTTCAACGATGCCGTCTACGGCTGCTTATAAAGCGATTCTGACGCTTATCCCAGACCTGCACATCAGAACATGGACACGCAACTGGAAACCTTTCTGCGATGCGCTGGTGGACCTGTGCTGGAAGGAAGAGGAGAGGGCAGATAAAGAGTTTCAACGAGCAACAGCTGATTGAGTAAATGGGCGCATTATTTTGCATTTTAAGCGCACAATGCTTGATTTTGTCCGAAGTTGTCGTGTATATTTTAAATCGTGGAATAAAACGCCTGAACGAAAACATTCATATAAACCCTGCTATTGCAGGGTTTTATGTTTTTGAAAACAAATGCCTGAAATCGGCTATAAAGTGTGATCTGAATCAAAATGTCATGCGCCAAACTTAAGGAATATTAAGGAACTGTAAATATTCTTTATAAGTGATGGCTTTATGGCGTTAAAAGATATTTTTGTGCGAACCGAACCCCGCAGACGGCATTATGGTGTTGCATTGTTTATCGGGCTTATTTCTGGGGTGGTTTCAGCATTTGTTAAATGGGGTGCTGAAGTACCATTACCACCGCGTAGTCCTGTCGATATGTTTACCAGTGCCTGTGGACCAGAGTCATTAATTCGAGCTGCCGGGCAGATTGATTGCTCCAGAAACTTCCTTAACCCTCCTTATATTTTTCTGCGTGATTGGTTAGGGCTGGCCGATCCAAATGCGGCTGTCTATACCTTCGCCGGACATGTGTTTAACTGGGTAGGCGTAACACATATCATATTCTCCATCGTGTTCGCGGTTGGGTATTGTGTAGTTGCCGAGGTGTTTCCAAAAATTAAGCTGTGGCAGGGTTTGCTTGCTGGTGCACTCGCACAACTGTTTGTCCATATGATTTCGTTTCCGCTTATGGGCCTAACCCCACCGTTGATTGAGCTTCCATGGTATGAAAACGTTTCTGAAATATTTGGTCACCTGGTGTGGTTCTGGTCAATTGAGATAATTCGCCGGGATCTGAGAAACAGAATTACGCACGAACCGGATGCTGAAGTTTCTCTGAACTCAGCATTCAGATAATCCACGCTGCGAAGTCAGAAACCCGCATAAATTGCGGGTTTTTTATGCCTGTGATTAGGCGTTCTTCAATAGCAATGTCCGCTGCGAAGGTAGCGTTTTCAAATGCGACTTTCGAAGAGAGTGTATTGACGTGAGCTATGTTTGCAGCATAACGTATTGATGTGGTGAATCCCCCTATGCGGAGGGGCGACCAGTCAGTTACAGAAACCTGTAAATGCAGCGCGGGCCATGCCGACTGGGGCATGCTCACCGGGAGGCACCCGGCACCACACTGCCAAATAACATATTTAAGATTTATGGAAGGTTTACTTCTGCGGTTGCCTGTCTATGTTTATAGAACGTAACGGCAAAAGTGAATGCTTCCTGGTAAATCGGTAGCTCGGACTATTAGGAGTGCCTTCGTTTCGTTACTACCTAGAATGCCTACTTTCTGCCCGTTCCTCTGAGCGGGCTTTTTTTCGCCATGAATAAGGCTCCTCGGAAAGCTGAGGTACAAATCATTTGAGGCTGCGCTTATGCGTGGCCTTTTCTTTTTCCCCTCAATTCTGAGAGGACTCACAGCAATAAGAGGGGGCTTAATGTCCGATCCTTTAACTGGTACCGGCCTGATTTTTGGCGGCGGTTTAATTGGTTCCGTCGTATATGGCGTTATCACCCACACCGATTTTGGTGTGGTATTTGGGGCTTTTGGCGGCGCGGTGTTTTATGTGGCAACGACCGCAAACCTGACACGTGGAAGGCAAATAGCTTACTTCATGACGTCGTTTATTGTCGGTGTTCTGGCTGCCGGATTATTAGGCTCAAAATTTACTACCTGGACAGGCTATACAGATCGTCCGCTTGATGCGCTCGGTGCGGTGGTGGCATCTGCTGTCACCATCAAGGTCCTGACTTTCATTAACAGCCAGGACTTGAGCAGCCTGTTCGGATTACTTTCCCGATTAAGGGGAGGAGGTTCGAATGGTAATAAATGACCCGGCAGCGCTGGCCAATGCGGTGATATGTGCCGTTATTGTCTGCGCTTTGATGTTTTATCAACGTCGCGGTGCCAGGCATCGCCCTGGTATCTCCATCATTGCTTACTTGCTTGTACTGATTTACGCGAGCATACCTTTCCAATTTATCTTCGGTCTTTACGTACAGTCCCACTGGCTGGTGGTAATGGCAAACGTGATGATATGCGCCGCCGTGCTATGGGCTCGGGGTAACGTGGCGCGTCTGGTCGATACACTGAGGCACTAATGAATCAAACACAATTCCAGAAGGCGGCTGGCATCAGCGCCGGGTTAGCTGCGCGCTGGTTTCCGCATATTACAGCCGCGATGAAAGAGTTTGGCATCACTTCCGCTATCGACCAGGCAATGTTCATTGCCCAGGTAGGGCATGAAAGCACGGGATTTACCCAGCTTGTTGAGAGCTTCAATTATAGCGTGGCTGGCTTGAATAGTTTTGTCCGCGCCGGGCGGCTGACGCAGGGTCAGGCTAATTCGCTCGGCCGCCGGCAGGGTGAACCATCGTTGCCACTGGAGAGGCAACGAGCGATCGCCAATCTGGTGTACAGCAAACGCATGGGGAATAACGGGGCAACAGACGGCTGGTTTTACCGCGGGCGCGGGCTCATCCAGACCACCGGCCTGAACAATTACCGCGAATGCGGGAATGCTTTGAAGATTGATCTGGTTAAACAGCCTGAATTGCTGGCACAGGATGAGTATGCGGCGCGCAGTGCTGCCTGGTTCTATACCTCACGCGGCTGTTTGCGTTATCCCGGTGACCTTACACGCGTCACTCAGATTATCAACGGCGGACAGAACGGCATTGATGACCGTAAAGCCCGCTATCTCCTGGCAAAAAGTATTCTTGTTTGAGGGAAATATGAACTATCTCATTAATCGACTGAAAGAGCCGTCAACCTGGCGCGGCATCATCCTGGTCATTGCCGGTGTCTTCGGCTATCAGATGCCTCCGGGCATTCAGGAAACCGTCATCGCTGGCGGCGTAGCGCTGGCTGGCGTTGTTGGTGCGGTGATGCCGGACAGCGTTAAGAAGTAACCTGGCCAGAAACCAGCAGGCCTACAGAAACCCGCTTTCCTTTAGTTTTTTAGCCAATAAGTAATTGGTGATTACTCCAAGAGAAACCCCAACAATCCACGGCACAGCTGAATTAAGCATTAGCGAGTTGTTCACATTAATGCTGGCGGTGATGCAGGCATAGGTATTTGTAAAAGCAAACCATGTAAATAGTATCTGTTTCATTTGGTTATCTCCATGCTTTCCCTCCCAACAATATCCACCTACGAGCCAATAAAAGCAAATTAGGTACAACCGAAAGGGCTACGAAATGAGTGAAGCTAAACCGCAGGACGGCAGCACTGTAAAAGGCTACCGCACATTAACCGCTGGCGACATTGAGCGGATGAACCGCCTTAAAGGCGTCAGCCGCCACTTCTGTAGTTTGCTTGATACCGAGCGAGGTGAATTGTTGGCTGTCCGTAATGGCCCAGCAATGTTAAGCGCTGAGCAGGCTCGGGAGATTGATGAAGCTATGCGCTGCCTGGCAATCGCCCGCACCAAAATGCAGGAAGCCTGTATGTGGGCATGCCGCGCCGTGGCGCGTCCTGACGCTGATTGCTAACCCCACTAAGGGATAACCCAACAACTATCCCCACCAGAGAATACAGCCATGAAGAATTAAAGCAGATAGACCGCAGCCGTAAGGCAGAGCAGTAATGATGCTGCCCCGAGTCGCGTAATGGCGAGCAGGTATAGCAGACCGTTGTGAGGGAAAATAAGGGGAAATGCTCCAGTTAAGCAGCGCGAATGCCAAACGTGCAGCGGTTATTAGCGGCGATGATGTGACAGGAACTCAAGGGCACGGGCGCAGAGTACTGCGAGAGTGTGGTTGTGTAATTAGGTCATGGATCTTGTGTATAGACGTTCTCTGCGACACCAGGGTGACTTAGGCCTTCTTACGGGAAGGCGGTAGTTAGAAACCAGGGGTAGTGCCGGTTGACTACCCCTTTTGTGCAGAATTGGGTAAAAGTTAATACCTTTTTTTAAAAGTATTTTTATATTTCTTCGTTTCTCGCAAGTATGAAACCAGTGAACCCACTGCAACTAAAAGAAGAACTACAGCTAACGCTATCATCAGTATGGTTGTCATGTGAGTTAACCCTCCTAAGGACCATGGATATTATGGTTCGCATGAGGAGTAGTGTGGGATTTGAGTGAGAAAATTCCTAACTGGAATTTTTTCTTAATTTGAAACCTGATATGAAACTTTATTGTTGGTTTTGTAATGATTCAATATGAAATGATTAATTATTGTCTGCCAGGATATACAGTTTTCCGAAAGAGGTGTTTTTACTGGTTACATCGGATTGACTATGCACTTATCGCATAGCTAATGTAGATGCGTGGTGAATCCCCCTGTGCGGTGGGGCGACCAGCCAGGTTTTCTCTTTGAGCACACACGCAGGTCTGTTGGCTGGGGCAGACTTACCGGGAGGCACCCGGCACCACAACATACTGCATAATCCCATAAAGGCCTTCCATTACGGTAGGCCTTTTCTCCTCTGGTTGTATCTAATACTGTGGGCAGGTCAGCTGGCTTATGCAGGACAGATTATTTTTTCTTGTTGAATGCTGCTTCTGGTGTGCTTATATTCTACCTAAAAATGGGTAGGTGTGTTGTGATTAGAAAATGCTATGCAAGAATGTCTGAACCAGCTTCCAATGACAAGCTGACACTGGAAATGCTTGTAACTGAGGGTGGGCGTAAGATTTTTATCTGGGATTTTGATAAAGGGGTGGCAATTTTCTCTGAGGGTATAACAGGTAAGCAGTCTAAATACATAGTGCAAGGTGAAAAGCATGCAGGGCATATCAATCTTATCAGAGATAATACGATTGAGCGCACTATTTATGGGGTTAAGGAGCTCACCTGTGGAAATGGTGATTCCGGTAAATCCTCTCCTGTGTTTTGCTCATTGTGCGAGGGGCAGATACTCATAATCGAATGCCAAAAGGCTTTTATAAGAAAACCATTAAGGCTTGATGAACTCACCTTTGAATAGAACTACCTACGATACATTCCTCATATGATCGAAGGATATAACATCTCTCAGGTATCCTGCTTCTGGATGCCGGGAACGTGTACCGCTGGTGGGCTGGATTCTTGGAGCCTTTGCCCAGCAGTTTCAGGTGATAAAAAACCCCGTGGAGTAAATCCGACAAATTGACGGGGCGCTGCAGAGGCAGCCAATGTCGGAGTTTAGTCAGATTTCGAGGTGTTTTTCTACTGGTTTTGAGAAAAAATGGATGGTCTGACACTACAGGAAGTGGCTCATCCCTGAGCTCACGGGTAGAACAGTAAACTTTGTCATGGCAGAGCAAAGTCATAAGTTAGTTTAGATAACATTTCGGATATAACAAGCGTAGCGGGTGTGTATCAATTAACGGAGTTCAGCAGCTAAGGTATCGAGCATTCACTGAGTGCCATTGATAATGCTATAGTTCACCAGAAAGAGTAGATTGCATGGTGTCATGAGACACAGCTTAGATTTAGAGCGTCAGGGTTAATTTAGTAGTGAATGTAACTATTAGTAGTGGATTATTTGGCTATTTGTTTTTGTTATTAACTATGTGGCCAGTTTTTATAACGCTGTGTTTAGCAATGTCTATAGCATTTTACGGAGTCTTAATGAAGAAGACTGCGCTTGCCTGGCTGCTTGCTGCTTTATTTTTTGGCATATTTGGGGGACTGTATGGGTATTAATCTACTGATATTGAAGTTTTTTTTCGAAGTCTGCAAGAATTCATTGCTGCCGTCATCCATCGAATTCATGTATGCTGATAAGGATTTTTAAAGGAAAAGGAATGGATGATGAATACCCAAAAGCTTCTGGATACATACATGTTAGTTGGTGCCGGTCTTTCTCGCGTCAAATATGAGATTTTCTCAGGAGATGAAGGATTATATGCGTTTATTACGATTTATGCATATGAGCCTCATTTCCATATTAAGGGCTATGATTCCTTAAAGTTAGAAGAAACTGTTGATGTCAGATCTCAGGTCGAAGGGCATTTTGCAGATAACTACCAGTAGCCAAACCATTTATCTGAATCTACAGCCCCGTTTATGCGGGGCTTTTTATTGCGCCCGTAACCAATGCCACCGTTAATTCCCCCGCATGTCGTAAGCGCGGATGTGCAGGCATAATTACCGACCGCTCAGGCTGCTGCGATATGCGATAAGCACCGCAGTGACGGTTGACAGCAAATCAAGGGCATAAGAGTGGCTCCCTCGGATAGTGGGAAAGCATTACAGAAGCTATTCTGCCGAGTGGTTTCTATAATATTCCCCACATCGCACAGAGGTAAGACATGTCAGAGATCACCACATCCGAGCAAATCCGCCTGGATATCATCAAGAAAGTTAACTACGACACCGCAGCGGCCAAGCTGGCCATTGACTGGGTTGGTGATAGCTATCTGAAAGCTGAACTATTCGCTGACTCTTTCGATCGTGTTTACACGGAAAGCGAGATTGTCTCGAAGACTCGTAAAGCAATTCAGGAAGCGACGGAAGCGCTGGCGCTGTTTGATACCCGCGCTGAGCAGGCCAACTAAGGCATTGAGCAGGCATTCATAGAGTGCCTGTGATAATGACCATCAGACAAATCGTCTGAGCTGACAGTTCTATCAATCACCAATTTCCAGTTATACGGGGTAACTGACATCATTGTCTGTTTATTCCGGTGAATTTTGAAATACTCACTACTCTTATAACGTCTCTGCCTGCCAACACCAGAACGGCAGAGGTCAGTTAGCCGTATAGATGAACCTCTCCCGGGTGGCTCCTGAGAGATTCTTTATACGCTAGCTGGTAGTGACTAAAGGCCGCAAAAATATGCGGCCTTTTTCATCATTTGTAAAATGAAAGCCCTCAGGCGATTAATGATGCTCAGGACCATGGAAGTGATCTCCACCATGTCCGCCCCCATGGGGACCAGGAGGAAGGATACATCCTGAAAGAGACAGCGCACCACAGATCACAAAAACAGCAAGCATAATTCTTTTCATAATAACTCCTGAACTAAAGAGCCTTAATTCCAAAACATAAAAGTGAATATTTTATGGAGAATTAGGAATTCCTTTTTCTCCCTCACGTTAAATAGGAATAATCCATGGCAAAACCGGACTGGGGCGAGCTTCAGCAACGGTTCCTGTCCGATCATGCCGCAACCGGCGTATCACCGAAGGATTGGTGTGAAGCGCAGGGACTGAATTACGCTACTGCCCGCCGATACATCAAGAAACCCACAGCGCAAACTGCGCAAAAACCTGCGCAGAGGAAATTGCGCACTGCGCAAAAGGAAAAGTGCGCAGAAGAGTTGGTGGATGATGATGGCCTCACCGATCAACAACGTTTATTTGTCGCGGAATACCTGAAAGATAGCAATGCCACACAGGCCGCCATTCGCGCCGGGTATAGCAAGAAGACTGCTGAACAAATTGGCTATCAGCTGCTTCAGAAAACTTTAGTTGCGCAGGCCATTGCGCAGCAGCAAAAAGCATCCATTGTGCGCACGCTTGGAAGTGCTGATGAAGTGCTTGAGCAGATGTGGCGCCTGGCCACCTTCGATGCCAACCAGCTTTCTCAGTATCGCCGCGGGAGCTGCCGTTACTGCTGGGGCTTCGGTCATCAGTATCAATGGCGTGACGCTGTTGAGTACGAAGAGAAGCGACTCGAAGCGCTTGAGCGAAAACGTCGCGAGCCCGTCGATGTTGGTGGTTACGGTTACGACCACACCAGCGCACCTAACCCGGAATGCCCCCGCTGCAATGGTGATGGTGTAGGCCAGCCTTTCTTCGCTGATACGCGTAAGCTGGCGCCGGATGCTGCGCTTGCCTATTCCGGTGTGAAGCTTGGGAAGAATGGCGTTGAGATAACCGCTATTAGCCGCGAGCGAATGTACGAGGCGGTGATGAAACGGCTCGGCCTGGCTGATAGCGAGTTCGCCCAGCGTCTGCAGCTGATTGAAATTGAGCGGCGGCAGCTGGAGGTTGAAAAATTACGCAAAGAGCTGGCTGCTGACCCGGAGGATGACGAACCAACGCCAGTTGCAATCAATATCAACGTAGTCGACGCACGAGTGAGGGAAGAGGATGGCGATAGCACCGACGCTTAACATCCCTCAGGCCAAATTCCTTGCGATGCAGTACAAGTTTAAGGCCTACGTCGCCGGTTTCGGTTCTGGCAAAACATGGGTTGGCTGCGGCGGTATCTGCAAGGGGATGTGGGAACACCCCAAAATCAACCAGGGTTACTTTGCGCCAACGTATCCGCAGATCCGTGACATCTTTTATCCCACTGTTGAGGAGGTGGCCCACGACTGGGGGCTGAATGTCAAAATCAACGAGGGAAACAAAGAGGTTCACTTCTACGCCGGGCGCCAGTACCGAGGAACGACGATTTGCCGCTCGATGGAGAAACCGCAAACCATTGTTGGTTTTAAAATCGGTAATGCGCTGATTGATGAGCTGGACGTAATGCCCGCCAAAAAGGCGCAGTTAGCCTGGCGAAAAATCATTGCTCGTATGCGTTACAACGTGGCCGGTCTTCGTAACGGGATCGACGTCACCACGACGCCGGAAGGGTTTAAATTCGTTTATCAGCAGTTCGCAAAGGCTGTACGCGATAAGCCTTCGCTCTCAACGCTGTACGGCCTGGTGCAGGCCTCGACGTTCGACAATGAAAAGAATCTGCCGCCGGACTATATCCCGTCGCTGATGGAGTCATACCCGCCGGAGCTGATCAAGGCTTATCTCCGTGGCCAGTTCACCAACCTGACCAGCGGGACGATTTACCATCAGTTTGACCGTAAGCTGAATAACTGCCGGGAAGAAGAGCAACCCGGTGAGCCGCTGTATATCGGTATGGATTTCAACGTCGGGAAGATGGCCGGGGTTGTTCATGTGTTACGTCTGGGGCTTCCGTTTGCGGTGAATGAAATTGTGAAGGCTTACGACACCCCTGACATGATCCGCATCATCAAAGAACGGTTCTGGCTGTACGACGGTAACGATTATCGCAAGGTACGGGAAATCTATATTTACCCGGACGCTTCCGGCGATTCCCGCAAATCCAGCAATGCCAGCGCCACGGATATCGCTCAGCTTAAGCAGGCCGGCTTCAATGTGGTTGTTAATGCATCAAACCCGCCAGTGAAAGACCGCATCAACGCGATGAATGCCATGTTCTGCAATGGTAACGGTGAACGTCGCTACAAAGTGAATGTAAAGCGGTGCCCGGTGTACACAGAATCGCTTGAGCAACAGGTTTGGGGCGAAAACGGTGAGCCGGATAAAACGGCGGATAACGATCACCCTAACGATGCCGGTGGGTATTTCATTGTGAAGCAATTCCCGATCATCAAACCGACTGGAAAAGTCACCCAACTGCGGATGTAAAACCATGCCTGATATTTCAACGCCCAACCTCGACTATAACGACATGGTTGAGGCATGGGATATTAATGATGCGCTGATGGGCGGCACGCTGGAAATGCGCCGGCAGGGCAAGAAGTATCTCCCGAAATGGCCGAACGAAGATCCTGAAAGTTATAAGGAGCGTTTGGCTTCGGCAACGTTACTCCCTGCCTATGAAGAGGCCATTAAACAAAACATCGGGCGAGTGTTTGCTGAGCCGACGGTATTGAGTGAGGATTCTCCTGAACAAATACGGGAGCTGTCGCCGGATATTGATATGGAAGGAAACCGGCTCGATGTCTGGGCGCAGCAATTTTTCAGCATCGGATTCCAGTATGGCCTGGTACATGCGCTGGTGGATTTCCCGAAAATTGACCGGGAGGCAGTAAAAACTAAAGCCGACGAAAAAGCCGCGGGATCCCGCCCGTATGCCACGATGTTAAATCCTCGTCAGGTCATCGGCTGGAAATCGAAAGTGGTTAAAGGGAAAGTGATGCTGACCGATCTGCGTATCAGAGAGGTCATCATTATTGATGGCGACGATTACGGGCAAACGAAAGTTGAGCAAATACGCCATATCATGCCGGGCAAGGTTGAAATTTATCGCCGAAATAAAGGTGATAACGGCGAAAGCCAGTGGCAGATTCACGACGAGTGGGAAACCAGTCGCGATGATATTCCCCTGGTGACGCTTTACACGAAACGCACAGGCTTTATGCGCGGTTCACCGCCACTGCTTAATCTCGCCTTACTGAATATCAAGCACTGGCAGAGTCAGAGTGAACAGGACAACATTCTTCATGTCGCTCGCGTGCCGTTGCTGGTGGCTTACGGTCTGGCTGATGGCGAAACGTTGACGATAGGTTCTTCCTCTGCGACTCGTTTCGATGACCGACAGCGGCAGGGACTGGAATATGTCGAGCATACCGGGGCTGCGATTGAAGCCGGTAAGATTTCCCTTGAGGATCTGGAAAACCAGATGCGTCAGGCCGGCGCAAAACTGCTGCGCGCGGAAAACACATCGACTAAATCCTTAGACCAGACTCACGAAGAGCGGATGCAGGAGAATTCACCTCTCTACACCATGGCAAGCTCGCTTGAGGATGCGCTCGATAATATCCTGCAGATTATGGCGGAATGGCTGGGCGAGAAAGAAGGCGGCAATGTCGATGTACGCACCGAACTGGATGTTTCAGCCCAGACGTTTGATGCCGCAGCTGCAACAGCTGTTCAGTCGCTCCGCCAGGGTGGTGATATACGTCAGGTCGATGCTGTTCGCGTTTTGCAGGCCCTAAAATTTATCGATCCGGATGCGAAGCCCGAAGAGGTAATCGACGAGCTGCGAAATCAGCAGGTCACGCTGGCCGGCGGACTGAGTAACCCGGGTGGTGCAAATGGCAACGGCGAATGACAAGCTTCAGGATGAATCGATAGCGCATGCGATATGGATAGCGCGGTACAGCACCAGTGTTGCAAACAGGATGATAAAAATCCTGAATGACAGCGATGCGGAACTGACAGCCAGATTGCTGGTAGCGATGGATAGCCTGGATGCTGACAGCTTTACCGTGTCGCGACTGGAAGCGCTGCTCGTTAGTGTCAGAGCTCTCAATCGCGAGGCTGTGCAGTCAATGTACGCGGGACTATCTGATGAGCTGCTGCAACTCGCTCAGCACGAAACAGGCTTTCAGCTGAGCCTGTTCCAGTTTGCGATCCCCGATGATGTGCTATCGCTTCACCCGCTGGTGGGCATTTCACCGGATGCCGTTTACGCAACTGCGATGGCACAGCCATTTCAGGGGCGCCTGCTTTCGGAGTGGGCAGATAACCTTGAAGCTGACAGGATGGCAAGAATTTCCAATACAGTGCGGCAGGGTTTTCTCCTGGGCGATACGCATGAGCAAATCGCCAGAAAGGTCCGTGGTCATGCTAACCGTGGCTATCAGGATGGCGCGCTGCAGATGAGCCGAACCAATGCCGGCAGTATTGCAAAAACGGCTGTGGGGCATCTTGCTTCTACGGCCAGGAAAAGCTTTGCAGATGCGAACGATGACATTTTGAAGGGTAAGCAGTGGTTATCCACTTTGGATAACCGTACATCAAAAGACTGTCGGATTCGCGACCGCCTCAAGTACACACTGGATAACAAGCCGATCGGCCATAAGGTGCCGTATCTGCAGGGACCCGGGAAAATCCATTTCTGCTGTCGCAGCGTCGAAACCTACATCCTGAAATCGTCTGATGAGCTGGGTATTGCTGTTGGGCAAATATCAGATAGCTCACGTGCCAGCATGGACGGGCAGGTGCCTTCGGATACCGATTATCAGGGCTGGTTCTCGCGCCAGTCGTTCACGCGACAGTCCCAGATCGTTGGCGTAACCCGGGCCCGGCTGATTCGTGACGGCGGCATGTCGCCCGATGACTTCTACAACGACAAGGGCGAATGGCTGACTCTGGAGCAACTGCGTAACCTGGATGCTCAGGCGTTCAGTAACGCCAGCTTTTAAAGCTTTTTAAGTCTTCAATCAGGCTGCCTCCGGGCGGCCTTTTTTATTGCCGTGATCCGGATGGTGAGCGGTGCAACGGTCGGATGACCACCGAAAAGGTAACCACATGAAACTGAAAACAGTCGAAGTTAACGGCAAAAGCTATGCAGAAGTCGATTCCAGCGGTTTACCCGTCTACGTCCATGATGACGGCCAGGAAGTTGGTTTTGATGCTGTGCAGGCCGTTGGGAAAATCTCCTCTCTGAATGGCGAGGCGAAATCTCATCGTGAAGCCAAAGAAGCCGCTGAAGCCAGTCTGGCTAAGTTTGCCAAAATCGGTGATCCGGCTAAGGCGCTCGAAGCGCTGGAGATGATGACTAAAATCGACCAGAAAAAACTGATCGACGCAGGCGCGGTTGATCAGGTTAAAGCGGATATCACCAAATCCTTCCAGGCGCAGCTTGATGAAGCTACTCAGCGTGCGACGACTCTTGAAGGCCAGCTTTATCAGGAAATGATCGGCGGCCGTTTCTCTGGCTCGAAATTCATCGCAGATAAAGTGGCAATCCCGGCAGATATGCTTCAGGCGCGGTTCGGTCAGTCCTTCAAAGTCGAGGACGGGAAAGTCGTTGCCTATGATGGCTCTGGCAACAAAATTTATTCCCGCTCGAAGCCGGGCGAACTGGCGGCCTTTGATGAGGCGCTGGAGTTCCTGGTGGAGCAGTACCCACAGAAAGACCACATTCTGAAGGCCAGCGGCAACCAGGGAGGCGGCTCTCGCCAGTCTCAGCATTCACTCGGGCAGAAAACGATGAAACGCGATGCGTTTACCAGTTTGAGCCCGACAGATCAGCAATCAACTCTCAAAGACGGTATCACCATCGTCGATTAATTCTTTGCCAGTCGCCGGATGGCAGCTGGTGCCGGAGCTGGATAGCTCAACCAACCCTATATTTTAATCTCCAAGGAATCCATACACATGGCTAATACGCTTACCGGGTTGATCCCGACTATCTTCACAGCTCTGGATACCGTATCTCGCGAACAGGTCGGTTTTATCCCGGCTGTATCGCGCAATGCGAAAGTTGATGCGGCGGCGAAGGACCAGACTGTTACTGCGCCGGTTGCTCCACCGGCAACCACTGTTGATATTACCCCGGGGGCTACTGCGCCAAATGACGGCGACCAGACGATCGGCACCGTTGATGTCAAAATCACCAAATCCAAAATGGCCCCGGTCAAATGGAACGGTGAGGAACAACTGGCGCTGGGGCCCGCAGGGACATACAACACCATCCTTGCTGATCAGTTTAAGCAGGCTTTTCGCGCGCTGGCTAATGAGATGGATGCAGATCTCGCGGCTCTGTATTTCGCATCCTCCCGTGCTGTTGGTACGGCCGGCACCGCTCCTTTCGGTATTGCAGGTGATTTGTCGGATGCGGCCAATGCGCGCCAGGTTCTCTCTGACAATGGTTCGCCAACAACTGATCTGCAGATGGTTCTCGGTTCTTCGGCTATCGCAAACCTCCGCGGTAAACAGTCTGTTCTGTTCAAAGTAAACGAATCCGGTACTGATGCGCTTCTGCGCGAAGGTATCGTGGGGCGACTGGAAGGTTTCAATATCCACGAATCCGCACATGTTAAGAAACGCGCTGCATCTCCGGCTGCCGGATACCTGGTGAATGGAGCAAAAGCTGAAGGCGATATTCTGATTGCCATTGATACCGGCACAGGTGCTTTTGCAGCAGGTGACATCGTGACGTTTGACGGGGACAGCAATAAATACCTTGTTGCTGCTGCGACGGCCACAGCAATCACCCTGGCTGCTCCTGGCTTACGTCAGGCACTGGCCGACAACACCGCTGTTACCGCTGGTGGCGCCTATACCGCAAACATGGCGTTTGATCGCAATGCATTCCTGCTTGCATCCCGAACCCCGGCAATGCCGCAGGGCGGCGATACCGCGGATGATGTGATGAACGTTACTGACCCGGTATCTGGCATCACTTATCAGGTAGCACTGTACCGCCAGTATCGCCAGGTGCGTTACGAAGTCGGTTTGTCCTGGGGCGTAGCGGCAGTTAAGTCGGCGCACTCAGCGTTGTTGCTGGGCTGATAAACAGGGGCTTCGGCCCCTTTTTTTAGTGGAGGGCTAATGGCCGGATTAACAAAAGAGCAGCGCGCCCAACGAGCTGCTGAGCAAACTGCGTCTACGCAGGCGGATAACAACGTACCCGTATCGACCATATCGCAGCTGGTGACGATGATTACCGATTTCCCGGCATTCCCCGGCGCCCCCAATACCGCCAACGTTCACCCTAATGAAGTGGAGAACTGGAAGGCGCACGGCTGGAAAGAAATGGAGTGATGCATGATCACTTTCATCACCGTTGAAGACGTCAATTCGATTCTCGGTGCCACCTGGACAGATGAAAGCAAAAAAGCCAAATCTGTGCTGATGGCTAATACCTGGATGAATGGACTTAACCTGAAAATGCCGTGCAATAAGGCAACTCACGAAATCATCATTCATGACGATGTGAAACAAGCTGGCGCCTATGCGGCGCTAGCGGCCTCGAATGGTGGTCTTTATCAGCAGAAAACCGATTCTGGTGTGTTGCTGAGTAAGACGGTAGATGCCGATGATGTCAGCGTTTCAAAGACCTTCGCGGAACTTGCTACCAACAGCTCGGCATTGCTTGATTCCGATCTGCAGCTGGCGCTTGCAATGCTAAAGCCCTATGGCGTTAGTCAGTCTCAGGTACGGCTGGTAAGGGGGTGATATGCAAAACACTGATGTGCATTATGCCGGTGACGGGCTCGGCCCTCGCGATGTGTTTGTGAATGGAAACCCGATCAATTATGTCGTTTACGCAAACCCGGCAAAGGGCGTTGTTGAGTTTGCTCCGCTTCCGCTGAGGGTTAAACGCAACGGCGAAATCTATACCAGGAAACTGCGTGGTAACGTCCTGGTCCTTTTTACTGGCGGATATGTTTCTAACAATATCCCGCTTCAGCGTTTTGGTGAAAAAGGCATAGAGGAGGTAGACCGTGGGTATCCGCGACGAACTCCAAACTGAAGTCGCCGCAGCCTTCGATACAGACCTGCAGGATGCCGTTAAGGATTTCACTGGGTCATACACCGTTCGAGGTGCCTGGGACCCGGTGACGGAAACCGGCACTGAAACGCAGGTGACTTACTCGGGGCGTGGAGTGCTGGCGCGTTATAAACTGCGCCGTATCGATGGCGTTAACATTCTGCATGGTGACGTGAAGCTAACCGCCCTGGTCAATGAGGTGACTGACAAGCCGGCAGTCGGGCATATCATCACCGCACCGGATTCTATTACGGGTGAGCTTCAGCGTTACGAGATCATTACCGCTTCTGCCGACTCTGCTGGCGCTGCGTACTCCATTCAACTGCGGAGGGTGTGATATGGCTAAGGGCTGGAACATTGACCCGGCGGCATTCGCCGGGCTGGTGGCCGAAGATGTCAAACTACGCCAGCGGACAATCGCCATTCAACTGCTGAATGAAATCGTTCAACGTTCGCCGGTAGGAAACCCTGAGTTGTGGGCCATCAACGCGACCGCGGTTCAATACAACAAAGCTGTTGGGGAATGGAACGAATCTCTTTATGCCGACCCTGCTAACCTGACCAAAACCGGAAGGCTCAGGAAGAAAGTCCGTGTTAATGACAGCATGGATATCAGGCGGCCGGCTGAGTATCGCGCAGGAACCTTCAGGGCATCGCATTTTGTCAGCATCGGCGAACCCGATCACTCCGTCCCGACCGAGCCGGATCCGCGTGGGACAATGACATTTCTTAATGGCAAAAATATCATTGACCAGGCGCCAGCCTACTCGGTGATTTACATTCAGTCGAACCTGCCTTACTCCGTGCCTCTGGAGAATGGTCACTCAACGCAGGCGCCAACAGGCGTCTATGCCGTCTCGTTTAACGGTGTGATTCAGGCCTACAAATGACCCTTACAGAAATCAGAAACGCTGTCATTTCCCGAATGGCGGCACAGACCGCTATTGCCTCTGATGCGGTGGATTATCCCAATGGTCCGGTATTTGACCCCAGCAACCGCGATATCTGGGCCCGCCTCACCAACATTGCAGGACAGGCTGGCGCAACCGAGATCGGGGATGGGCCAGTCGTCCACAGGACGGGCTTACTCATCATTCAGCTATTTGTTCCGGTTGGCTCCGGGACGTTGCTTATCTCCCGGACGGCCGATCAGCTAACGGAGCTATTCGAGTTCAGGGACGACGGAAAACTTAGTTATTTCGCTGTTTCTGCTGTGCCGGCGGGTGAGACCGATGGCTGGTTACAGCTCAATCTTCAAATTCCTTATCGCGCTCTGTAGCGCACAAAAAACAGGAGGCTCCTGTGAGCTCAGGTGCAAAAGTAGTAGCCGCGTTTATTCGCGAGACAACGCCAGGAATCACGCCAACAGCAGGGGCGTGGAACCTGCTGCGTCGTTCTTCATTTGGTCTGAAACCAACGCAGAACACCAACGACAATGACGAAATCGCTGGTGACCGCATGGCGCAGGGTGTTTCACGCGGCACAGTGGATGTCGGCGGCGATGTCGGCACGCGGTTTCGCTGGAACCAGCATGATGATTTTCTTGCCAGCTGTTTCGGTGCCGAATGGATAAATAACGTGCTGACGATGGGTAACGGTCGTATTACGTTCTCCGTGGCGACCTTTGCCAGTGATGTGGGGATCGCCCAGATTGCCCGCGGTTGCCAGGTTGGCACCTTCCAGATGGAAATCCCAGGGGATGGGGATATCACCGCAACCATTACCTTTGCAGGCCTGGACTGGGAGACGAAAGGGGACGATACCAGCTATTTCACCACGCCGGTGGATTTTGCGGGGGCGCTGCGTTACTCCTTCAAGGAGGTCACCAACATCCGGCTGAATGGTGTTGATGGCGGGACAGGGTTCTGCGTCGACACTTTTAACATCCAGTTCAACAACAATATGCAGACCCAGCGCTGCATCGGTACCGGTTCGGCGTTCGCCGGCGCAAACATTCCGACAACCTTTACCCCGTCAGGTCAAATCACACTGTCATGGTCAAAGGCTGCCTGGGAGGTTTACAAAAAAACGTTCACCGGCGAAACGGTGCCGTTTAGCTTCACGCTGGAGAATGCTGAAGGCGCCTATACCTTCGATTTCCCGGAAGTGCAGATCTCCGGCGACTGGCCGGATGCGGGGAGCACTGACATTGTTCAGGTTCAGCTGGATATCACCGCGGCCAATACTCCGCCAACTATTACCCGCGTCCCCAAAGTACCGGCGACGGCAATCAGTGTTGCGCCAGCCACTTCAACTGGAGCCGTGGGATCTACTGTGACGTTAACCGCCACGCTTACGCCAGCTGATTCAACTGATACCGTCCAGTGGACGTCATCGGATCCGACTATCGCCAGCGTGGTTTCTACCGGGCAGAAAACAGCGAAAGTCACACGTAACGCAGCCGGTACTGCAACCATCACCGGTAAGGCCCGCACCTTTACCGCAACGTCTGAAATCACCGTTACCGCGCCTTAATTTACCTGGCCCGTTCTGCAGTCATCGCGGCTCGGGCTTTTTTGGGAGTCTTTATGCTGATTATTTCTTCTCAAATTGATTTGAACGGAGAACGCTGGTTTTTCCCTTACAAAAAGCCAGCAGGAAGTAAAAAGAAATTCACGCCGGAAGACGAAGCGCTGTTTAAACTCCGTCTGCTGGTGGCCAGTAGCGAGAATCCACAATACCGCTCACGCAATGCGCTGGTGCGGCGCCATATCGACAAAATGGACGCGAGCTACCAGGTCGGTACGGATGCTTTCGATCTCGCCAGTGTGGGCGAGATTGACTCGGTTGATGATCTTCTCATCGACAATTGCGCGCGCTTTCTTCTGAAAGACTGGGAGGGCGTGGGGGAACTGGTGGATGGTACGGAGACGGCGGTAGCGTATACACCGGAGCGTGGTGTTGCGTTACTGAAGCAAAACCCCTCTCTGTACTGGCTTATTCTGGCTGAGGCGGCGGCCATTGCTCAGGGTAAGGAGCAGCAGACTCAGGAAACCGTAAAAAAGCCATAGAGGCCCAAAAGTGGCTAAAGGAATTCGCCGGCGAACAGGGCGAGAAGGCAAAGTGGCGTAGGGAGAAACTAAATCTCCCACCCATTCCAGAGCCTGAAATCGATGCAGTCACTGGGGAGATCCTCAACGCTTACGCCATGATATCGCGCGGCAGAAAGTATGCCGGCATGGCCGGAGTGCCGCTCCCTCTATCCCTGAACGATATTGAGCTTTACCTGGCATCGCGCACCATCCTGATCGACCGCATTGAGTTTGATGCAGCGATACTGGCCCTTGATGATGTCTGGAGAGCTGAGTGGGCGGAAGAGCAAAAAAGGCGGGCGATAGTGAAATAGCCTTATCATTGTTTAGCTGCGCCTATATGTTAGGATGTTTCCGATTGTAATCACGGGAAACATAAAATGAAGAAATTGATGATAGTAATTGCTGGGGTGTTAGCTATTTCTGGTTGTGCTACTAAGCAGTATCCGCAAGCTCCGTCCGTTACCAGCGAAGAGTCTGCAGCGTTAGACTGCAATGCCATTAAGCAGGAAATTGCGAAAACGCATAGCATACAGAACGAGATCGAGACTACTGGTCAGTTTGACGGACGGACTGTATTGGGTGCTCTTGGTGATTTCGGCATCGGTAATGGAATGGCTAAAAGTGAAGCGCGTAGAAAGGCTCAGGCACGCCTTCAGCAGCTCGAGTCTCTAAAAACAGTTAAATGCTCAGATAAAAATATTTCTGGTTAATTCTGGCTGCCATTGTCTCTGTTCCAATAATCGCAACAATTATCATATATCGACAGTAATTGTTTATTAAAAATCTAACCTCGCTCCGGCGGGGTTTTTTATTGCCCGGAGATCGCCAAATGATAGAACAAACTTCCCGCTTGGCCATTGTTATAGATAGCTCTGGGGCAGAAAAACAGGCTGACAGCCTTGCAATTGCGCTTGATAAGATGACTCAGTCTGGTGATAAAGCCGTAACCAGCATGTTCAAAGTGACAAAAGCGACTGACGAGGAAAAGGATGCGCTCAATAAATTGCGAGCAGTCATTGATCCGGTTGGTGCTGCAATTGATACGGTTGGCCGCCGCTTTAGTGAGCTGAAAAAATACTTCGACAAGGGGCTAATTGACGAGGAAGAGTTTCGCACTCTCTCCAAAATGCTGAATGATACGACCGATGAGTTAAGCGGCGTTGCACAAGCTCAACGAGAAGCAGAAAAGGCCAGCAAACTGGCTGCCGTGCAGCAGGAGGCCCAGACACAGGCATTCCAGAGGATGCTGGATAAAATTGATCCCGTATCCAGCGGCCTGAGAGGGTTAAAAGAACAGCAGAAAGAGATTTATCTTGCTGCTCAACGAGGTGATTTAAGCCTCGAACAATATGATGCCTACAGTCAAAAAATTGCTGATGCTCGCAAGGAGCTAACTGGAGAAGCCCAAGCCCAGCGCGACGCAGAAAAAGCTGCGGCTGATGCAATTAAGCAACAAGAGGCTCAAGCCCAGGCATTTCAGAGGATGATTGACCGCATTGACCCCCTGTCAGCGGCTCTGAAAAATTTGGATCAACAGCAAGCGGAACTATCCTCTGCACTATCGTCAGGGAAAATAAATACCGCCCAATTCGACACCTACAGCAAAAAACTGCAGGAGACTCGCCGGGAGATTACTGGAGCTGCTCAGGCAGAACGCGAGGCAGCCAAGGCCCACGACGAGCAGGTTGCCGCATTGCGTCGCCTTGAGGCCCAAATAGATCCCGTAGGTGAAGCATTCCGTCGCCTGAACGAGCAACAGCGCCAGCTTGATACAGCCAAAACATCCGGGATGCTTTCGCCCCTGGCTTACGATCGCCTCAACAGCAAACTTGCAGAATCCCGCGATGCCCTGGAGAAAACCCAAGCGCAATTGGGTAAAACAGGCCAATCTGCAGCTCAGACTGCCAATGCTATGTGCATGATCCCTGCTCAAATGACAGATATTATTGTCGGCTTATCCACAGGTCAGTCGCCATTCATGGTGCTCATGCAGCAGGGCGGGCAGTTGAAAGATATGTTCGGCGGTATTGGCCCCGCGATTAAAGGTGTTGGCGGGTATGTGCTGGGGTTGATTAATCCTGTCACTCTAGCTGCCGCGGCTGTTGGTGTTCTTGGGCTGGCCTACTACAAAGGTTCTCAGGAGCAGGACGAGTTCTATAAGTCGTTGACCCTTAGCGGTAATCTGGTTGGTAAAACCACAGGGCAACTAGCAGATATGGCCGCTCGGGTTTCAGTAGTTGCCAACTCAACCACTGGCGTGTCCGCAGCCGCACTCAACCAGATAGTTTCATCTGGGAAAGTGGCTGGAGATTCTCTGGAACGCGTGGCAATCGCTATTGTTAAGATCAGTGATGCGACGGGTATTGCTACAGAAAAGTTGGTGAGCGACTTCAACGATCTTGCTGCTGATCCAGTAGCGGCTATAACCAAACTTAACGACCAATACCATTTTCTGACACTGGCAACCTACAACCAGATTAAAGCGCTACAGGATGAAGGTAATCAGCAGGATGCTGCACGGGTGGCTACTGATGCTTACGCCAATGCCATGCAGCAGCGTGCGAATGATATTCATCAGAATCTTGGTCTTCTTGAAAGTGCATGGGACTCGCTGGGTATAACGGCCAAAGGCGCCTGGGATGCGATGCTCAATATTGGGCGTGAACAAACACTAACGGATAAACTTGCCACCTTAAACGAAAATATTGCTGAAGCCCAAAAAGGGCAAAAAGATGGTGGGTTCTGGAACAGTTTTAGCGCGAGGTTTACCAACCTCCCGGAGATGATAAAACAGAGAGATTTGCTCGAATCAGTTGCCAATCTTCAGGGGGATGTAACCAAAGGACAGGCGAAGGCTAAGGAAGCCGAACAGCAAAGAATTAAAACGCAGCAGGAAGCAGATCGCGTTAACCAGCAATATCTGAGCAATGCGGATAATCGCAATAAAGCTATTAAGCAGCAAAGCGAATTCCTGAAGGCTGGTGCAATTACTGCAGAGCAATATGCAAAAAATGTTTCTCGCATTAACGAGATGTACAAAGATCCGAAACCACCCAAGACGCCAAAGGGTAAAGCATATACCGAGGACGCAGCAACCCGGTTGCTTGATCAGATAAACCAGCAGACCGCTGCCATGCAGTCCCAGCTGGATGCCAGTGATAAGCTTAACAGCGCTACCCAGGCACGAGTTAAATTCGAACAGCAAATTGCTGACCTAAAAACTAAAACTCAACTCACCGCTGACCAGAAGTCGATTCTTTCCCGTTCTGACGAAATATTACAGGCCTATAAGCAACAGGAAGCACTGCAAAACTCCGTTAAAACACTGGATGACTACCGAAAAATGCAGGCGCAAATTGCACCAAAGGAATTGCGCCAAAATGAGACGTTGCAAAAACGCCTCGAAATCCTTCAAAGGATGGTTGAGCTGAAGAAACTGACTCCGGAGGCGGCAGGTAAACAGGCAAGCGATCTGATTAGCAAATCAATATTGCCGGACTCTGTTATCTCAGGGGTGAATAAAGCTGGCGGGACGCTAACCTCTGGCGCGACTAACAGCGACCTGTCAGGGCAGGGATTGAACATGATAGGGCTGCAAATTGCTCCTCAGCTTGAAATCATTGAGAAGCTAAAACAGGCGCAGACCGATTACGCTACGTGGCTAAACCAACAACAACAGGCGATAACGCAGAGCACAGTCCTGAATGAGCAGCAGAAGCAGCAGCAACTGCTGGCTCTCCAACAGCAAGGACAACAGAACCAGGAGGCGTTAAGTACAGCTGTCTACGTTGCGCAGATGCAATCCGCCCAAAACACCTTCTCCAGCATCACCGATTCGATGGGGATGATGTTTGGTGAGCAATCAGCGATGTATAAAGCCGCTTTTGTTACGCAGAAAGCATTCGCTATTGCACAGGCTTCGCTGCAACTCCCAATGGCAATGGGGCAGGCATTAGCCGGATTACCATTCCCGGCTAACCTTGCTGCTATCGCTCAGGTTGTGGGGCTCATGTCCACGATTACTTCCAGCATTTCCAGCGCTGCGCTAACAGGCATGGCTCACAACGGCATCGACTCTGTCCCATCTACTGGTACTTGGTTGTTGGAGAAAGGCGAACGCGTCATGACAGCTGACACATCGGCACGGCTGGACTCAACACTGGAGAACCTGCGCAAAAACGGACTGGACTCGACGCTAAGCAAACCGGGTTTTGGGACCGGGGTGCAGAACGTCAGCAATAGCCAACAGACGACGGTGATTAAGCCGAACATCAACTTGCCGCCAGTTACCATTAACGGAAACCCCACTGATGCAACCATCCAGCTTGTCAAACAGGCGTCGCGTGATGGTGCCCTGCAAGGTTATCAGATGGGGGTTAACGACCTGGCATCGGGTAAAGGAAAGATGTCTCGGGCCCTTAAAGGCAGCTTCAATGCGAATAACAGGATTAGCTGATGGCAGATATTTCATATCCCCATGATAGTCTTCCCATGCCTTTACAGGAGGGATATGGTTTTCAACCAATAAGCCCGTTAAAGAGAACCCGGCTTATATCAGGGCGAGCACGACAACGGCGAGCTTATAGCTCGACGCCAACCCAGGCCACTGTCGCATGGTTTATGGAAACGGACGCACAAGGATTGGCGTTCGAATCCTGGTTCAGAGATGCGCTTTCTGATGGTATGGCATGGTTTCAGATGAGATTGCAGACACCTGCTGGGATTAAGTTCTACAAGTGCCGTTTCACAGATATTTACGAGGGCCCGACGCTGGTGCCTCCGATTTACTGGAAATATTCGGCGATTCTGGAGTTATGGGAGCGCCCGCTTATTCCGGCGCCGTGGGGAAATTACCCTGAATGGATTGTCGGTAGCTCACTGTTGGATATAGCGCTGAATAAGGAGTGGCCTAAGCATGGAGATACTTGAACGGCTCTATGCCAGCAGCGGTTCGGAAGTGATCCACGACACACTGGAAATTTCTACGGAGGATGAAAGCTATTGGTTAACACAGGGTTATGACGACATCACGGTTACTCTTGAGAACGGTGATATAGCGACTTTTGAAGCCTGCGCCGTCAGTATTGCACTGCCGGCTCGCAATGCTGATGGCACACAGGATTTAAAATTTTCCATCAGTAATATCGACGGTGTTGTTTCTGCTGCTATCGATAAAACTCTTGATGAACAGAAATCGGCAAAACTCACTTTCAGACGGTATGTCTCCACGGATCTGTCGGCTCCGGCAGCAGCGCCTTATACCCTGGATATAAAAAACGGTTCATGGACACCGGTAGCCGTTCAGATTACTGCGGGTTATATGAACATTCTCAATACAGCCTGGCCCCGCTATCGATACAACCTCGCCGATCATCCCGGTCTGCGCTATCTGTCCTGAGGGTTTTCTATGTTTCAACCAGATAAATATCTTTCGGTCAAATGGCTGAAAGGTGGTCGCGTGTACCCGGAACTTGACTGTTTCGGCGTTGTGAATGAAATCCGTGCAGACCTCGGGTTACCCCTCTGGCCTGATTTTGCAGGGATAACCAAAGACGGCGGTGGCCTTGATCGTGAGGCCAGAAAACTGATGCTGTCGCTCGAACGTTGCGAGCCTTGCGAGGGGGCCGGGGTGGCCTGTTATAGCGGCTCAGTGGTGACGCATGTCGGTATTGTGGTCTGGCTGGATGACCAGCTTCAGGTTGCCGAGTGTAATCACGGTACCAACGTAACGTTTCTCCCCCTCAACCGTTTTATTCGTCGATTTTACCGCGTGGAGTTCTGGCGATAATGACTATCCGATTTTATCCGTCACGCTTGCCTGGTGAACCGCTGGCGCAGCGTGAACACGCAGCAATGACCCTGCATGACTGGCTGAGGAAAAACGTTCCCAGCTATACGTTGGACAGAGCACATCCAATAGTAGTCGATGTTGACGGGCATCCAGTCCCGCCCGCTGAGTGGCCGTTATGCTATTTACGCCCGGACAGCGATGTTCGTATTTATCCTGTTCCGTATGGTACAGGGCTTGAAATCGCTACCTGGGCTGCAATAGCGGTAGCTGTAGCGTCAGCCGCTTACAGCATCATCATGATGTCTCAACTGGGCAAAACAAGGGCATCAACCGCTAATGGGGATCAGCTCGATTTAACCCCCGCAAAAGCCAATACCGCGAAGCTGGGAAATCCGGTTCGAGAGGTGTTCGGTCGATGCAAAGTTTATCCCGATTATCTCGTGCAGCCCGTCAGCCGGTTCGACCCGGATGATCCGCAGATATACCGAACAGAAATGTTTTTATCCGTGGCTTACGGTGATTACGCTGATTTCCGCAACGCTGTGAAAATTGGTAATACACCGATTTCCGCCTTCGGGGATGATGCCAGCATAACGATTTATCCTCCGGGGGCTGATGTCAGCGGCGACCGCAGGGCGGATAACTGGTTTAACTCACCAGAGGTAGGGGGGACGTCATCCGGTACGGCAGGACTCGATCTTGCATCCACCGGGCCGGATAACGTGAGTATCAGCGCTAACGCCGTGGCGGTTTCCGGTGATGCAATAACGCTTATCGGGCAGAGTTCTGATGATGACGAAGATGACGACACTTCACTTCCTGAATCGTGGAAAGAGGGAACTCTCATCACGGTGGTTGCGCCAGATACGTTTACCGTTGGTCATGACAGCGGTCGCAACGTCATTATGGGCGATTTCACAGAATTGAACCCCTCCGTGGGGCAGGCAGTGAGTCTGCACTGGACGAATTATGAATATGACCTGTTTATTTCGTCCTTTACACCGGGTTCACCAGCTGTTCCCGGTGTAGGTGGTTCGGCTGCGTCTCTCACGGCTTCGGCAGCGCCAGCAACCTATGATTTCAGCTCCTCACCGGTTTCATTCACGCTGAACTGGGCAGGATCGAGCTACGTGATTACGTTGTCAACAAACTACGTCACGATGTCCTCATTGCTCAATACCATTACCGACCAGTTAACCGGCTCAGGCCTCATTGCCCGTGATGAGGGTACCCGCATACAGATAATCGAAAAAAACAGCCCGTACAGCGGAAACAGTATCGCATTTACCGTTTTACCGTTGGCTGTATTCGGAGATGCGCCCTTCAACGTTGAGGGCGTGGCATCTACTGGTGGAACGCCTGAGATTTTACCCGCCATCACGCTGGCATGGGATAACACGGCAGGTACGGCATTTTCCGGTATTCCTGACGGCACCCAGAGGATTGCGTTAGGCGCTAAAGGTGATCAGTACCAGATAAAAGACGTTGACGGGCAGGTGATTACCGTCATCAGAATGATGGAGGACAGTGCGGGGTCGCTGGTGGCAGATGCCGGGTGGCCTGGGTTTACTCCCCGAACGTTGCTTGATGCCAGCGTAACCGGGGTGAATGACTCATTCGACTGGATGGGGCCTTTCCTGTGTTGCCCGGAAGGTGAAACCACGACCGAGGTCGAGCTAAATTTCTCTTACCCGCAGGGGCTGGTGGACATCGGCAGCAAGGACGGGAAAAAACACTGGCACGATGTGCAATTAACGGTGCAATACCGTCTCTCCGGTTCAACGGACTGGACATCTGTCGTGATAAAACACGGGAATAAAACCGTGAATATGATTGGCTATACCGAGTCGATCACTTTTCCTCAACCCGGTAACTATGAAATTCGTGTTAAGCGTGACACGCCTGTATGGGGCGGGACGACGCGCGATTCTGTGCAGTGGCAATCCCTGAAAGCCAGGTTGCCCGCTCGTCCGACCCGGTACAAGAACATCACCACAATGGGGATCACCCTGAGAACCGGCCCCCGTCTGGCGTCTCAGTCCGATCGCCGGGTGAGTGCGGTGATTACCCGGCTGTATGACGGCAGTCCGTCACGCAGTATTTCAGGTGGGTTCTATTACCTCGCCCGGAGTCTGGGGTACAGCGACAACCAGATCGATATGGCGACCATCAGCCAGCTCGAAGCCGCTTACTGGACGCCACGTGGCGAGACTTTTGATTATGTGGCCGACAGCGACAGCACTTCGGCAAAGGATGTATTCGATCGCATCACCGAAGCAGGGATGGGTTACTTCCTCCTGTCGGACGGGAAAATTTCTGCTGGCAGGGAGGGAATAAAGAGCTGGGCCGGGATCATTACACCGCAGGAAATGACTGAGGAAATGCAGACGACTTTCCGGGCGGTGACAGATGATGATTTTGACGGGGTGGCTGTGAAATATACCAACCCTACCACCTGGGCAGAGGAGACTGTGCAATGCCGGACGCCGGATAATCCGGTACCGAGAAAAATTGAATCTTACACCATAGATATGGTGATGAGCGCGGATCGTGCCTGGCGTATCGGTATGCGCCGCCTGATGAAGCATATCCACCAACGGCGAACTTACTCGACATCCACAGAGATGGATGCGTGGTGTTATCAGTTCAGCGATCGCCTGGTGCTGGCTGATGATATCCCGACATCAGGCACTATCAGTTGCCTGATAGAGGCTATGACGTATGACGACAAAACCATCACTTTACTGGTCTCTGAGCCGCTGAATCGCGGTTACGAAAATCCACGCTGCTGGATTCGCTTCCAGGACGGCAAGGCGTCGCGTCTGCTGGTGCCAACGTTAATCGACGATTACACACTTACCGTACCCTATAGTGCCGATCTTGAGCCTGAATCGTGGATTTACGACGATGCGAGCGTTGAACCGCTGCGGCTGTTGTTCTGCGAGAGTGAACAGCGCGCGAGGCATGGTTTAGTCGCTGAAATCGCGCCGTCAGATGAAGGCACTTTCCAGGTCACCGCCCCGGAATACAAAGACATTTTTTATCAGTACGACGACGCCACATACCCCGGCGACGTCGCTTAATACCCCATAACAACCCCTAATTAACTCTTTTCGCTCAAACCCTCGTTTGGGCGAACGCCTTTTTTGGAGCAAAAAACATGGCCTTTGATCCGCCTCTTGGGAGCACTTCGCCCGCGGTGCTGCTCGATAACGCCACTCGCCTGGATAATTTGCTGAATAGCCTGGCACTGGTCTTCGCTGACCGCTCCGGGGCTGATCTGGATACCTGGCGAGGTATCATGTCGCGGATTTCGAATACGCTGGACGATATCCGGCGCAATCTGGTTCCGTTGAGCCGTCAGTATATGACCCTCCCGGAAGCGCAGGCGGATATCGCGAACATTCCGCCCGGCTCTGCGACGTTCGTTCGTAGCACAGCCGACGATGCTCTCGCAGATGAATACATCAATATCAGCGGCACACTCACCGCGACCGGCAGGCGTATGCCCTCCGATATTGTGGTCAGTAAATTGATCCCTCTGGTTGCGCTGTCTGAAACCACGACGTTCAGGACGATAACAGAATTAAACGATGAATACGATTCTGTTGTGGTGGATAGCGAATACAACATTCTGATCGCGCTGAAAAACGGCTTATTTGATTTCTGTGGCCTGTCCGTTAACGGGAAAAGTATTAATCCTGCCGGTATCCTGGGAACGATGGATAAAACAAACCTCGAAGTGCTCAGCGGCACAACGGAATTCAGCTCCGCATCGGGTGAGTATGAGCTGAACCCCGCGAGATATGTCATCCTGGACGAAGATAAAAACATTCAGTTTGATCTGGATGAGTACATACAGCGATCCATCGGATGGCAACAGGCTTATCTGTTTTCTTTACAACCGCCTAAAGTTAACCCCTATGCACCATTCTCGCAGCTCGACGCCAGCGGGAAATCACAGGTTCGCGTTTATGATACTGAGAATAAGAAAGAAATCGCCGTAACATCAGGGAGCAGCAACGAAACGAATCCCCGGCCGGATATTCTAAACCGGATCGTATGGACGTCAGACAGAGCCGACAATGCACCCGGCGGGTTGTTTTATGCCGAGGGCCCAGGCTTTAAAGAATATCCCTATATCGCCAAGCCAAAACTGGTTGGATGGGGTCACAGCTTCATGGAGAACGGCCGCTTTCTTTCACGGCTCGCCCAGCTGACAGGCCTTTATACCTACAACTTTGGCAAGTCTGGACTGACATCTGAAGGTATCGCCAGCCGCCAGGGAGCTGCCCGAACGTTTTACACTCCTGCTGGCGGTGTCATCCCCGCATCTGGTGCAGTGACGTTAAGCCCTGCCAAACCAGGCCCAAATCGCATTTTTGGTAATGCTGCCGCCACCAGTATTGCCTGCTCCTTTGCGGGTATTGACGGGATGTTTGGCTGGGACGGGACGAATGCGACGTTTACCAGGACTGCGGCAGGCGCTGCGGTGACAGTCAGTGTGCCCACTCCGGTGATCGTTTATCCGATAACAGGGTTTTCAGTAACAAACGGCGCGCCGGGCGGAACCCGGTACGATCAGCATGATGAGTGTATTAATATTTTCTGGCTGGGTCGAAATAACATTTCTGAAATTGATTTGATAATCAGCAACGCGCAGGCGATGGTGTCATGGCTTAAATCGGTAGGAAAGCGCTTTGTGATATTGCCTGATTTTCCTGGTGGGACTGAGCCAACGGGTTCAACCAATAATAATTACGTACGTATTTTAAATAACTTATATAAGCAGAATTTTCCAGATAATTATTGCCAGATTAATGGTATCGATCTGCTGCAAAACTTTATGAATCATTATAATCCGACGTCGCCAGGAGATGTCGAAGATATCAATAATGGCGTAACACCGAGATCGTTACGTTACGACAATTTGCACCCCAGCCAGAGTATATCGGGTTCAGTCACACCAGAGTATGCGCTGTATGCAGGAGCTGATGTTAATGCCGAGTTCGTTTACAACTTTATGAAATTAAAAGGGTGGGTATTGTAATGAGCGGAAGAATTGAGGTGTTAAAGGGAGTGGTTAACGATACCGGGAAGAAATTTTATCGCGATAAAAGCATTAACAAAGGTACCCGTAGCGTATTTGATATGGCCGTCGACACAATGGGAGGAGGTAAAGATTTAGCTGCTGGAGCGATAATCCACGATCTAACCTATAACGATCACACCGGGGCGTTTTCTCTGGCTAAAACCTACAGCGCAGCAAACAAAGGCATGGTGTTCGCTGGCGTAAAAAACGACGGGTTTGATCTGGATGCCGCCAGCTGCATGAAAGTCAGCGATACGCACTGGCTGTTTATGGCCTGGGTAAAAGTTACGAAAGCCGGGTCTCTGTCCACTTTCAACAACCAGCTCCTGCATTTTTCCACTACCGAAACAAACGGCTATGCGAATGCGCTTTTATCAGTTGTGCCGACGACCGATGCAACCGGACAACCGACTAAAATAGAGCTGGCCGTACGCGGTAAAAACTACGTAGTGACCAGCAATCTGCTCCCTCTGTTTGATGGTGGGCGGCATCAGTTCGCCGTTGAATGCGAGTTCAGCGCGGATGGCACGCAGCATACTGTTCGCGCCTATATCGATAAGGTTGTGGTGTTTACCTCAACATCTGCGCTGGCGGTGACACCACCCGGAGAGCCAACAACGCGCAGGGTGGGAACGAGCAATCCGTTTCCGTTGTCCTGGACAGGTATGCTGTATCGCGCGCGCGTTGATGATGTTGGTACATCCGGCCTGACGGCCACCGATATACTGACAGCCGATTACAACCTGTGCGCTTCCAGATTCAGCTAATTACGGAAGTATTTTCATCCATCCCCCGGAGTTGGACCGGGGGATATTTTAACTAAACCGACCCGTCACTGCCGCCATCTCCTCCGCGATGACCTGCAGCGCAGTTTTGCTGACCAGTGTAAGATCGTCAATTCGCGCACGGTAAAACCGACCTGCAAAGGGTGTGGTATCCGCCAGGTTTGATCCGATACCATTCAGGTTAACAGCCGCCGCCGGATAAGCGATTTTCCCCGTCCAGACCCCCTCATAAGCAAGAACGCCATCCAGATAAACCAGTCCCTTTTGCTGCGTGCCATCAACCGACTCCTGATAGCGGACGCTCAGGCAGTGCAGATTGCCGTCGGCCAGACTGCCGATGTAATCCTTAATGCTGTAGTTAATGCCACGCACGCACACCGTCAGTGCCGTGATCACCCCAGCCGTAATAGTCGGGTAGACCTGAATCAGCCGGTTAGCGGTAGTGGCGTAACTGGTTGCCCCAATCCCCACCCAGACATTACTGAAACCATCAGCGCCAGCATTCGCCGGATCGATTTTCAGCCAGAACGTATGCATGTAGTCTTTCATGGCCGCTGTTGGAATAAACCCCGCAGGCAGGCGCAGGTACTGGCGCGACGTTTTATCGAAAATCAGCCCACCGGTAGTGCTGTCAAAGTTCAGAGCTACCGAACCCACGCTGGCCGGGTCATCCAGAAAGCACAGATTTTTGAGCTGGGCACCGGGAGCCAGGTTCTTCGCCCCTCCTGCCCAGTTATGTTTCACATCGATCATCCCCAGCGTACCGGCATTGATGGACGGGAAATAATATAATTTTGACCCGGTGTCGTTCACCCAGTCGGTGCTCTGTTCGACCTTACCCATTATTTAACCCATCCTTTATGTTTGAGAAACTGGCAAACGAAATTTGCGTTAACTTCTGCCCCGACGTACAGCGCGCCGCTCATCAGCGTCTGTGACGGATGCAGCGTGTCGTATTTCAGGGAAGCAGGTGTGGTGTCGTCGGCGATATTCTGCACATCGGTTGCATTCGCCGGGTTGTAGTGGTTTTTGAAGTTCTGCAGCAGATCAACACCATCAATTTCGCAGTAGAACTCCGGCAAGGCCGCTTTGAGCCCTGCGTTAATGGCATGAATACGCTGATAGCCAGCAGAGCCTCGGGTTTCATCACCGCGTGTAAACTGAGGGCAGATACAGGGCAATTTCCCGATCGGCTTGAGATAATTGACGGTATTAATTACGTTATTTACCACTTCGCTGACGCTGGTTGTGTTGTTACGGCCGCAGGTCAGGATCAGAATGGCCTCATCGTGCCCGGGATACAGCACGCCAGCAGGCATCGAGCCCAGCACGTCAGAGGTGGTATAAGGGTAAACAAAGAGCGGTGTCAGCACGCTGACAGTCTTTGCACTGCCCGCCGTATCACGGGTAAAGCTGGCCTGCACGCCATCCCAGTTAAACGTTCCGTCTACGCCAGCCAGCTGGCATTTTATGGCCGCCATTGCCCCGTTTGATGCAGAGGCATGGGGTCCCGGTACGTTCGGTATCAGGTTGACCGTCCCGCTGGCTGGGATCACTCCATCCACCGGCATACAGTAAAAGGGATCGCCCCCCTGGCGGGCAGCAACAGCGGTGCTTCTGAGCCCTGATTTTCCAAAGTTGTAGGCGGGTAAACCTGTCAGAGCATGGAGGGTATTCATAAAAACGGGGTTTTCCATGAACGAATCGCCCCAGCCCGCCAGAACGCGCCGGGAAATGACAGGATGAATTTTGCCGCTCTCCGCCAGATAAAATTTCCCGCCGGGTACGCTGCTGTCCCTGTCCGAAGTCCAGGAAAGCACACCGCCGCCATCAACTACCGGGTCCGTTTCATTTGCGGTGCCATCAGTCACCTGCAACAGCTGGCCGGTCTGGTTATTCAGCAGCATGATCTGGCTTTTCCCGTCCACCATTTCTGTGAACGGGAGCCGTGTTTCCGTGCGTCTGGCGATCACGTCCCGCAGGTCTTCACCGTCGAGTCGGATTTTTTTTGCACTGAGTTCAGGCACTGACAGGGGCAACAGCAAATAGCTGGTACCTTCACGGGTATAACCCTGAATATTTCCTGATTTATCCAGCCAGATATTGTCGTAGCCTTCCCAGCCCTCATACGCGCCGCCGGGTTGAAATGCCTCCGGGTCCAGGAATTTGCAGGACTGAGCCAGGCCAAGCAGGTTCGTGGCGAGGACAGCCGGGGGAATAGCCGCCGGATCGACGGCGATACCGTCAACAAGAACGGTGTCAGCCTCCAGTGTCGGGACCCGAACCGGCAGGAAGTACTGCCGCACGCCATCCTTTATCCAGTACTGCAGGTTATTCTCAGCATCGATAAAGATATCTTCAGCGTTGATCGCTTCGTAGGCTGTGCCTGTTACCCCGGCCTTAAAAAAACGTGTGGTGTCAGCCAGGGGAAGCAGAAAACCGAGCGACTCAGTCAGCTGGTTTAGCAAATCCTGAGACGGCATTTTGCGTCCGGTAGGCTGCGCTGTACCAGAAACATTCCTGTATTCAACAGCGAGCGCGCTGTCGTCAGTGCTCCTGACGTAAAAATATGAACCAGCGGGGATCGTTCCGTTATTAATCGCCGCCTGCGCATCGGCCTCTGTGGCGTATTGTTCACCGAGGGGGATCAACGTCAGACGAATGGTTTCCATCGCTGCTGCAGAACTCTCCAGGATGGCGGCGATGATTTTTCGCCAGGAGTCCAGTGGTTGCCCGGCACGGTCGGGAACGGTGGCCGCGGGCCCATTAACAAGTTCGTCCAGGCGAGTGGCGTTATCAAGCAGCACCGCGGGCGAAGTGCTCCCAAGAGGCGGATCAAAGGCCATGTTTTTTTACTCCAAAACGGTATTCGCCCAAACGAGGGTTTGAGCGAATGGCCGCGGCTTTTTACAATCAGCTATTTCAAGGAGTTAGATCGTGCTGATTGGCTATGCGAGGGTATCAACCGGGGATCAAAACCTCGATTTACAGAAAAACGCGCTGATCCGCGCAGAATGTGAGCTGGTTTTTGAAGACACTGCCAGTGGGAAGAATGCCAGGAGACCAGGGCTAAAACGCGCGCTGCGGCGACTCCGAGCGGGCGACGTGCTGGTGGTCTGGAAGCTGGACCGGCTGGGCCGCAGCGTGCGCGATCTGATTACGCTCGTGTCGGAGCTGCAGGCTCGCGGGGTAAATTTCCGCAGTCTAACCGATAGCATCGATACCAGTACGCCAGCAGGCCGTTTTTTCTTCCACGTCATGAGCGCCCTGGCGGAGATGGAGCGCGAGTTAATAGTGGAGCGTACCCGCGCCGGTTTAGCCGCAGCGAGGGAGCAGGGGAGAGTCGGCGGCCGCCGCCGGGTAATGACTGAAGAAGTGGTGGAGAGATGCCGCAGAATGCTGGAGAAAGGCGCTACCCGGCAGCAGGTGGCTGATGTGACAGGCGTGGGCGTGAAGACGATTTACAAATATTTGCCGGTACAATACGGCGATAAAAAATCCCCTTGA